TATCCTGCCCAGCAATATTGTCTATGGCAGTCTGACTATTTTTTGGTTTTGCATAGATTGTGTAGTTTCCATTAGCATTTTTCTTGTATGATATTTCATCTACATAGTTTGTAAGAGCATACCTATCAGCCTGCATCTTACCTGTAGTCCATGCTACTCTATCATATCCTTCTTCACTTGCCAGTCTCGTTATTCTCTTGAGTGCTAACTCTTCCCATGTATCTTTGAATGGGGCATTGGGTATTCCACTAATCCCTCTGTTCCAATCCCTTAAAGTAATACCCTTAAAGTATGTGTTTAATCCATCCACAGCTTCTCTTGGTGTATCATAAACCATATCATCTACCAGGTTTATCCACCCAGCTGGTGTGCCATCAGCAGTGTCCATAAATATTTCCCACTGAGATCCATTGTGCGGAAGAGCTATTCTGTACCTTCCATACATACTTGGAACTATCTCAAAATCCTCTAACTTAACCTGTGGGTGCTCAGTAAGTGGCTTACCATATCCTAACTTTCTGCCCTTCTGATGTAGGTCAGATTGAATTTCCTCAATAAATAGAACACGCTTTCCATCTACGTCTGCGAATTCCTGCATACGAATATGTCCAAACACATTTGGTATATCGCCCCAATGCTGCTCTACAAAAAACTGTGGCTCCAGCTCTGGAAGAGTAAGTAATAGCTCTCTATAGTTTTTCCCCCCAGGAATTGTGAGTGATTCAAAGGTTGTTGGTACTTTAGCAGTACGACTTATTCTCTTCCATACTTCCCGTGCTTTTATAAGCGGTTCATAATTTTTAAGGTCTGGATATATTCTAGCTATACTATTTACTTCTAGTGCTACATCTGCATCAGAGCTTTTTACAAAAGATTCAACAGCAGCACGAGCTTCAACATCACTAACACCTGCTGCTCTTCCAGTAGCTTCTGTATGTTCAAATAGTACATCTACTCTCTTTGATATGTTGCTCTGCAGCTCATGGTCAGCACCTCTCCAATCACCTTTCTTTATCTCAACAATCTCTACGTTGTTCTGCTTTATGTAGTCTAACATTTCTTGCTTGGTAACCTTATCCTTACCCTTCAAAAAGTCATTCAACCCCAACCACTCGTACTCTTCTTTCTTAATGTTGTTCTTCAATATAGCCCCAACTTTTCCAGCTGTTGTCTTCTCTGGAACTAATCGGTTTACTATATCAGCAGACTTCAAGTAGAAAGGATCTACAATTCTCTTACCTTCTGTGTCTCCAACCTGTTGATATAGAGGCTTCTGTGATCTCTTTGGCTTTGGTACATTCTTTACTCTCTCAGCTACATAGTCAGCATCCAACATCTTATTGAATACTTGTTCTACTTCTGGAGTAACTTCAATGCCAGCAAACCAGTCTTTCATCTTTCGATAAATAGCCAGCATGGTATTCCTCATCGTATCAAAGATCTCAGCTATGTCTTTCGGTACGCCCTTACCCGTAACGACATGCTTCTGGAAACCCTTCGCCATTACCTCACTCTTCAAGTTATCAAAAGGTAATCCAATATTGGGGTTGGCTTTCATCTGTTTCTTTGCTATCTTCCCTGCCCACTCGTCCAGAACTTTATAATGTTCAGCTGGTAGGAATGGTTCAAAAGCGTGGAACAGTTCTTCCATAGCAGTTGTTGGGTTAGCATTTGTAAATCCACGAATGATTGCCTGTTGCTTATCCAGCTCTCCCTTTATAAAGGAAGTAATACCATACGTACCCTCAGCGAATACACCTTGAACAGTAATTGTAGGAAAGCGTTCTATCTGTGATGGGGAGAATTCAATAAAGCTGTACTGGTTTTCTGCTGCCCATCTAAGTAACCGTTGCTTAGATCGTTCATCCAGATCTCCAGCCATACTCTTTACTTTCAACCCGATGGCTATGTTCCCATCAGCTAACTCTTCTGAAACTAAATCAGCTGTAATGTTAGCCCGGTTGGAATGGTTGTAATCAAGTATGTTGATCTGCCACTCTTTTGTCTTTCCTCTGGGAACTGAAACAATAAAGCGTTCATTCTCATCCAGAGCTTTTATGATCTGTTCTCTGGTTACTTTACCAGTACCTGCCAGTAACTCTAATACTCCAGAGGACTCTAAGCGTTCCTGATTGAATCGTTTCTTGAGAGCCTTGAGAAGTTCAGCTTTAGTAATGGGTCTCTTTATTCCCTTGACTACCTTACCATTACCGACAAGATTGGTAACATAGTTTCTAACCTCTGTGTTGAACCAGAATAAAGTATCTGTTGCACGAACTACATCTACTGCACCAGAATCTCCTGCTTTCATTACACCATACAGAACATCCTGCCATACCTCAGCCTCACTCTTACCACCCATGTGCTTACCAATAGTAAGGGCAAGTCTGTTGTAGGTTTCAAATATTCCCTCAGCTATGTTGGTTGGGGTATTGAAAATATTTGAAATGGCTTTTACCATTCCCTCTTTCAGGTTTCCCTTTATGCTGGCAAGTGTAACGCCAGTAGTTGTTTCATACCAGTTCTTCAAAACTTTATATAGATCTTCAGGCTTGATGTCATTCAATGTCTTGATTGCATCATCACCCTTCAATCCTAATTCTTTCTTAGCCTTGTTCAATAGGTGTGCATAGTTGGGAAGTAACTGTCCACCCTTCTCATACATCAATGGGAACTGGAATTTCTCTGCCAACAATACTGCAGCATCCTGATTTCTTCCCTCACGTATGGCCAGGTCAAGTCTTACATCATCTGCTACCATGGTTTCGAGTGGTCGGACTTCTGGTACTTTCAAACTGTAAGCTATGTTGATACGTTCCATCTCTCCAACAGGAGCTTGCCCCTTTATCTTGAAGTAGTCATCTACCAATCCTCTACGTGCGTCTGCCTTTGTATTGATACCCAACCGTCTCTTGAGTTGGTTTACAAATACAGTATTCTCAACCAGCTCTGGCTTCCCACTGAATGGGTTGATAGCACGGAAGGAAGTAATCATTCCATCTGTATCATAGAGCAGTTCAATACCAGACAGCTGTAATATATCTTCCATGTTCACATCTGCAGTAGCTTTTAATGTTCCGTTCTGTAGAGGAACTAATACTTCTGCGTTTTGGTATCCAATACGGTTGTCAAGTTGATTGATTACTCTTGCATAGTAATCCTCCCATCTTGCTTTATTGTTGATCATGCCTGGGCCGGGGTAGACTTCCCTAAAGAATTTGTTTACCCTGGAGCTAATGTTGTTTGTTCTATCTAGCATACCCTTTGCTATACTCTGCAGCTTTGTAAGTTCTGCTGGGGTTAATCCACTAAAGCCTTTTACATTTTCTATCTGGGCAATTGCTTCATGTGTCTTGGATTCCCAGAGTGCTCTCTCATTCCATTTTCCAGAAACCTTATCATCAGCACTGTGAACGTTAGCATCCCAACCAGTAAGCTCTTCACTGTTAGTAAGCACCCCTTCTTTATTCTCATCAATAGCTTTGAGTTCTTCTGGGGTTGCAGCACGTGGTTGGCTGTCAGGGTACTCATCTCTCTTTGCTCGTAACTTGGCAAGACCATCCTTCAACCCTTCATCTGTATCTTCAAACTTGATGTCATTGTCCTGTAGATACTTCTTGATCTTACCCTTAGTCTTTCTGTCAAAAGGTTTGCTATCATCCAGATTCTTTAAGAAATCTGCAGTATCCTTATCTACACCCTTTAGTTCCTTCTCTATGGATTTAGAATAGCGAGCAGCTTTTACTTGCTCTCCATTCGATCCTATCTCTGCACCAGTTACAATGGAGTAATCCCTGTTCATCCCCTGCACAATCATATTGGATTCTGCCTGGAGTACACTCAGTGTCTCATCAAAGAATTGATCAAGGTGTTCTGGCAAGATTTCTTTAACATTACTCTTAGCTAACCTTGCCTGGAATTTCTGGAAGCGTGTAGTTACATCATAAAGGAAGGCTCTCTGTGCAGCCTCATCAAACCACTCAGCATTTCTTAAGCTCTCTGGGATATAAATATTGTATCCAGATAACTTTGGATCTACTCTATTGTGTCTCAATAAGTCATACAGTTTGGCAGCATTCCCACCTGAACTGTTAATAGAATTCAATACGTGCTTCTGGATCATGTCTGCTTCAATAGCACTTAGACCCTTAGCCTGTACTACTTCAGACAGATGACTTATTACATCTGTAAGGAAGAGATGATTCATCTTGGCTATGTTCTTTTCATAGAAACGAATGTACATCATAGTCTTCATGCCCATCTCAATAGAGTTGTTCAATGCCTTGATGCTGGCAGGGAAAGCTGTGAAAGTACCAAGAACTTTACCTAACAGGTTCTTACCTGTGCCATTTATCTGTACAAAACTTTTATAATAAGATAGGAAGGACAACGGGTTTTGGCTGAGCATGTTCTTGTCAATACCCATGGATGCAGCTTTGGTAAACGCCTCATCTGTCAAGCTCATCAACCCAGAACTTTCTATCTCAGCCTTGACATTGTATTGACCCTGCTTGACGGTCTTCATTACCCCTTCGGTATCTCCATACATTTTCAACATGGCTTTCATATCATCCCCGAACTGACCACCATACCGAATTGAAGCCATTGTATATCTGAATGTATTGTCAACGAAGTTGAAGATAGCCCACGCTGGTCGTCTAGCTAACGTAGCCCAGATCCATGCTTTCATAAACCGGGACTGAACCTCAGCAATACCACCCAGCAACTGTCCTGCTCTGGTAGTACCATATTTCTGTGCAATAGCACCATAGATAGTATCTTTAGGAACTAAGTTTGATCCCAACTTCACAAGGTTTCCTCGTAAGGATGTCTGTCTGAATGCCTCACCAAATTCCTGCCCAAGTCTTGATGTTCCCCGGTAACTTGCTACCAGTCTCTCCACTGCATCAGAAATATTATTGGCTATGACTGGATCACTTATCAGCTTGCCTGGGTTCTGACTTAGTATTTGTTTGGTTACACCCTTGACATAGAATTCATGTGTAGCTTCCCATGCCTTGGCTGCTATTCCTGCCCACTCATCTGGATCAATAGTTCTGGCTAATTGAATCAATGACTCCTGTGCAGAAATGGTTGGTGGTACACCCCTGAATGGAGTCTCTTTCAATAGCTTAGCTGCACCTTCAGTCAACTCATCTGTTACTGTGGTAGCTTGCTTTGCCCATGCTGCAATATTGGATACCTGTTTTACAAACTCTGATTCAGTAGCTGGCTTGGTCTGAGCAACAGACCAGAAGATATTTGTAGCTGCCTTGCCCTGCTTTGAAGCTACAGTCTGTACTGAACGATCAAGTAAAGTCTTTACTATAGTATTGTTTGAGATTGCAGTAGCAGATTTACCTATGAATGGAACTTTCATAGCTACTCTACCCAAGCTCTTTATCAATGACTTACTCAGCCCGGCAACTATAGGGAGTGCAAGGTTGTTTACATCTAAGAATATCTCACCCAACATTTCTAACGCTGGGTCTTGCGTAATGTAGGAGATCTGTGTTATCTCTTCCATTGAAAGAAGTCTTCCAGCCTGGAACATAGCTTCTACTACATTCTTCCTGAACTCGTTCTTCTTTTCCTCACTCAAATTATATGTCCATGCTGCATAAGGATTGAGATTACCAGATCTGGAGTGGTATTCAATTACTCTATCCCCTAATCGGTAAGCCTCATCCATCCATGTCTTGGCATTATTCAATACTTCCTGCTGCTCTGGGCTTCCTTCTTCATATTGACTGGCCATGGCCAGATAATTATTGGATACCTGTAACTGCTGGAACATTGTATTCGCCATGTCAGCGGTTAGTTGTTGGTTAGTATTGTAGTAAGTATTCTCTAACCTCTTGGGGTTAGTAGCTGAATTGTATAGATACTTTGGTAACCACTCATCTACAAGATAATCATACTGCTCTGCCGTAGTCATAGTACGACCAGTCTCAATAGACTTCTTGGCTACATCCTGCAGGAATAACATGTTCGCACCCAACACAGTTGTAGTCTGGTTACGCTGCATGGATGCTTTCGTATCATTGTCTACATTGGATAAGATATTGGAAGTAACATATCCGCTGTTGATGAACTGTTCAAAAGATGAAATCTCAGGCTCTGACATTCCACGTACACCCAACATAAAGTGTATTTGCTCCTGTGGTATTCTTCCACGATTCTGAAGATCAAGCAGATTAGGAGTGAACATGTGTTCTTTTACTGAACCAGCATATTGCTTGGCTAAATTCCAGTCTGCCCCTTCGTACAACTTCTCATACCCGTAAGCTAATTCAGCTGTGGCTACTGGAAGATTGCCAGCCCGGTAATATTGTGCAGAATACCCAGCCTGTTCTGAGAACTTTCCAATGGTGTCTGCCTGGAGTTTATTTAAGGCTGCTTCATACTCCAATGACTTTTCCCATTGAGCTTCCAGATCAGCAATACGGGTTACCTTCTGTTGATCAGATAACTTGTCCCATCCCTTTACTGTTCCGCTTCTCCACTTCACTAACTCTTCACTGATAGACTGAGTAGTAGCTCTGGCTTCATCTATCTGGTTGGTCTTTGTTTCATTCTTGTTTATGGACTTAGCTTTGTCCATATTGTAACTTTGTCGAAGTACGCTTAGCTTATCTTCAAAGTTCTCCCAAGAATTATTTAAGTCTTCTCCAGCCTTCTCATTTCCAAATAGCCAGGTCGTTTGTCTCACTAGAGTTGTAGGTATATTATATAGAAGAGTAAAGCCTACCCCAGCTCCAGCCATAACCGTATTCAAGGATACTGTACCCAATATTGGCTTACTCATAAACTTACTTGTTGGGGTATTCATCAACTGCTTGGTTACATTACCACCCCACATTACTTCCCACCAGGTGGCACTGAATATGTTTGCTGCCAATCCATTACTCAATGGCTCAGGAAGATTTCTAATGAACTCAGGCTTCTCTGGGAACTTTTCTAAGAAGGTTGGTGCGTTAGTAACTGGATCTAAGTTTACTGTTTGTGTTTCCTGTTGGTTGGTAGCAGATGGAAACCTAACTGTTACTCCATCCAATACGTTCTCTCTGGTAACAATAGGGGCTATCATGGATACTGCTGCAGGGTTAGACCCTACACCCCAGTCAGCGTTCTGTTCGTTGGCTATGTATACTTGCATAGCCTGTTGTAATCCAGTACCAAGAGAATCCAATGTCTCTTGATTTAGAACAACTGGACTATTCTTTTCACCCTTATAGTTTTCTTCAAACTGGGTAACTTGTTTTGTATCCTGATCCCAATACAACGGGATCTGAGTTTGATCATTTGTTATCTCGTTTGTCAAGACATTCAAGTAAGCTGGTGTCCCGGTTGGTTGTATGTTTGAAGCAAAAGTTGGGGGCTTGGCTGTTTCATACTTGGACTCTAACCCACGCAGGAATATATCTACCTCTGGTGTATAGGTAGCATCCTGCAGCTTGGTCATATCAATAACAAGATCTTCGTATCCTTCAGGGTAGCTTAAGTTTCCTGCCTTGTTTCTCTCAACAGGAATGTAAACTCCCATGTACTTGAATAGCTCAAGCTCTGTTGGTTTGTTGGTTACTACATTTTGTTTGTAGTCCAGATACAATTTATCCCCAGGCTTTAGTTCAGGATCGAACTTGATGCTGGCTGCCAGAGCATTCTCTTCTTCCAGCCTTGCTTGATTCCACTCTTCAAAAGTTTGACCAGCTGGCTTCTCTATCTTACCAGTAAGAACATCTTTCTTTACCTGTTGACTTTTGAAAGTCTGGTCTCTCTGCCATGCACTTATTCTTGCCTGTTCAATGCTGTCAGCAACTCGCTTATCAGCAAAGAACTGGTTGTGAAGTAACGCTTGCTTTCTATCATCCAACCTCAAAGCAGGATCTACTGTTTGGGTAGGTATCTTTACTCCATAGGTACGCTGACCCCAATCAAATAAAGCCTTCTTGTTTGGATCTACAGGAGGCTTTTCTGTTTTCGATTTATTTACTGCTTGAGTAAATGTGGAGGCATAGTTGTTTATAGCAGACTGTTTGGCTCGTTGTTCTCGTACAGCACTGAGCAACTGAGCAAACTGTCCGGTTTTCCAAAAGGCATCTACCATGAGTTATCCTATCCTAAAACCAAGATTTATTTACTTCCCCGAATTTCCAATCACCAGACTCAGTTTTACTTACTGGGACTAATTTTCCTGCACCAAAGAATGGCTGTGCAATAGATCTCGCCAGCTCACTATACGCACCAAGTTTCTCCCCACCACCCTCTGCTAACAAAGGATCGAAGGCTGAGTACATGTCTATGATCTGTCTACGGGATGGTTGTTTGTATCCTGCAGCTGATCCAAAATCTTTCATTGTAGCTGCAAGCTGCCTGACATACTGATATCCCGGCCCGAAGTCTTTCTCTCCCTTACCACTGGCTTCCTTCATCTTATCCATGGCGCTCAAAATGTTTCCTGCTCGTTGCTGGGATAAGAAGTACTCTCTCTGTTGATCGTTTACACCTGGAGTAGGAGTTCCAAGGTTAGACTTCTCTGGAGAGTAGTTACCAAAAGCATCAGGGAATAGACGAGATAAACTGGAAGCCATCTGTCGCTGATCTTCAGTGGACAAATAAGGAATGAGTGCATTCATAATAGAAGCTACCTCTGTTTCGGGTGTCAGCCTGCTGGGCATCATTCCCTTCCACCACGAAGGTGAGCCTTCTAGCTGATACTTGTCTGACCATGTAAGTGGCTCTGGTTGTGGGGCTGGTTGAGGGGATGACCCAGTATACGTACCCCCACCACTACCCCCACCTGTAGTGGTATTGAATTGATTGAGATAATTAGTAGCCTGGTTCTGATAGTAGGGACTCCACGTATCAAACTCAATGCCAAGACCTAAAGGTATCCTTGGATCTACTGGCTTATTTGAAATGCCCCGTGTGTTTACCATGAACTCTGGCTGCACGGATGCTGGTTTACCCGGTAGGTTTCTCCAGTTCCATACTGTTGGGGACGGGGGTGGTGGATAATAAGTTGCCATAATTCACTCTCCTACTTGAAAAATCTTTTTCTTTCCATCTCTCTTACATAATCCAATACACCATCTTGACCATAGATGTTTGATAAATCTAACAAGTCTTCTGGTGTCATTGTATTATACAACATTACATCCCGGTCTGTCTCTATGCCTGAGCGTTCCATAGTACGCTGAAGCCCAGATTGAACTGCTTTCATTGTTCTTTCAAATCCCGAAGTAACAGTTGCTTTCCTCATATCATCCCTGTCATATCTGGGGCAGTTTCAGTTGATCCTGCCTCTGCTTCTGGCTTTCTGTTTACTGCTGGCATCCCACCTGCTGGTTGTTCCATTCCTTGTGGCTGTGTGGGTGCACCCGGCTGACCCTGCATTCCCTGTTGCTGTAGTTGTTGCAATACCATGGCTGCGATTGGATCATTGTTTTTAGCTTGTGCTTCCAGAACTTTCATCATGGAATACTGCAGTGCAATAGGATGTGTCTGAGTCATCTCAATAACTTTTCGATCATACTCTTCATCAGGCTGCTGAATGTCAAGGTATCTTTCCATGATTGTTTCTTCTGACAATACTCCACGTACCTGGTTGCCCATAGCGTGTTTGCGTACCTGATCATTCGGGAAGTTAGGAGTAATCTCACAGCTAACATGGAAGCCTTCCAGATCTTTTATAGGAATAAGTTCTGTGAATGGCTTCCCCTTTATTTTTCCATACATGCGTAGATAACAATTATCCTCAGCATGATCGACAGCTACTTCAATAGCTTTACTTCCTGCCCACTCCCAGAATCTTTTGAGATGTGCGATAGGTTGTTCAAGTCTGATCCTGTTCTGGTCACCCAACTGTGATAAGGAATACCCGGATGCCTGACTAGAACCAGAGCCAATAAATACATCAGAGAAACCTGATTGCTGTACCCTTGATCTCTGGAAGTCAATCTGTCTTTCTACATCAGGAGCATTACCTGGCCACTGTGGGAAAGCAATATCCTCATCCTGAGATAAGGTTACAATCTGCCCCATGACCGCATCCATGCTGACTGCTCTACCATTGGATGTCTTAGATACCACAGGAAGCGAAGAGTATAAATTGATCTGTCGCTGTCTGCGGTTGATGTTCTGTTCCAAATGTTTTACTGGTTCTTCCAGTGGGGTAATAATACTGTGCCACTTTCCTGAATCAGTCCTATCTGTTGGCTTGTATAAACCAAGAGTATATGGTAATGACTTGTACTTTGGCATGACAGTAAGTTCCCGATCAGGAACAAACTCATTGTCAAACAATACAGCATTACGAATAATTATGTTTCCTTTTTTATCCTTTTCAGTAGCATCCCAATAATCTACCAGCATTCCTTGCCTGCTTACCAAGTCTTCTGTAGATTTCAAGTAACTCATACTAGATGGTAACTTACCAAAACGCATAAGTACATCAAAGGCTGATGTCTTTTCTTCCCTGGCTACTGCTATCCATCTTTTCTTCCCCCCTGGAAGGAAATATACTGTACTGGGATCTATAACCTTTTGAACCAGTGGGCATTCATCATATACCTGAACGGGAACTTCTTCCCCATACTCATTGATTACTGTCTCGGTTTTCTTTTCTGCATCTTCATCCCAGACCGTATATAAGACACAACCGCCATCACGAACATAGTGCAGAAGAACTTCATAAAGGGTATCATATTCATTCCTGTTTATATTAGTTTCCATTACACCAACCAGGAATTTCTCTACCTGTGACTCAAGTTTCTGAGTTTCTGTTCCGGGTTTCCATGCAGTAGCTTTCCATACTAATGGGTTGGTAAGCAAAATACCAACCGCTAAGTCTACGTGGTTGGTAAAGGTTGGGTCTGCAAATCTATCCTCACCCGGCTTGGGTGTACCAGAGTAGTGTTTGGAGTCATATAGGTTTCTCCACCTGTCAATATTCTTATGCCAGTCAGTCATAAACGCTTTAGCAAATGCTATGTTCTGCGTAACCTTTTCTAAGTTAGTATCCATTTATTCCTCGCCTCTATATGTGTTTCCAGTTCACTCTATTAACAATATAATTAATAGTTCTAAAGTTCACCTCGTACTCCTTAGCAAGACTTCTTTGAATTGCACCAATTTTATACTTCTCTCGTATTTCTAATACCTGTGCTGGAGTTAATTTTGCTCTACCAACACCCCCTCCCCCTTTTCCTCCCCTTCTTCCTCTTTCCATCATTTCTCTCATGTTATCAGCATGTGTACCAAGATGAAGATGTTCTGGATTAACACAGCCTGGATCATCACATGAATGTAAAACATGCACACCTTCTGGAATTGCACCGTTATGAATCATGTAAGAAATCCCATGTGCGTCTGTCATTTTCCCCCTAAATATCATCCTTCCATATCCGTCTTTCCCCGTTGCATTTCTCCAACGCCAGTCTAGCCCAACCTTCTCATAAAATCGCTCTTTTATTGTCTTTCTCATGCTATCTCCTAACTCCGAAACATCCATGGTAATTTACTATTAGCAGTATCTACTTCTCCCTTATCAGAGAACGGATAAGATATGTGTACCGGAATTGATACATCTACCCCACCCCCCTGCACAGCTTTGTATGCTGCTATAGATAATGCTACTGAATAGTCCATCGGTTTCCTTATTCCCTTTGAAGTTTGTTTCTGTTTTACAATTCTGAACCCGTTGGTCTCACTCTGAGCAACAGTGTTCTGAATGTGGGTACGGGCTTCCTCATCTTTATAAGAATGAAGTCGTTTGAATTTTAAAAGATCATATAGGTTTTGACTTGCCTTTACCATGTTTCCAGCAGTTTGTGTAAACTCGGAAACCGGGTAGCCCATTTGTTCTAATTGTAGCATTAATTGATACAAATGTGCAGGATCATAGCTTATGTCAACAACCTTGAATTCAGTATACAGTTTTATAATCATCTGTTTCAAGGTAGCATCCAAATCCAGCTGCTCATTAGTAGGTGTCCAGATCTTATGCAATACATCTACAACTACACCCTTACTTGAATCGTAACAACAAGCTACGAGTGCGGTTGAGTCTCGCTTGGGGGCAGCATCAATACCTAAATACAACGGGAACTTAGCATAGGGGTGGTCTTTCCATAATTCTGCAGAGTCTTGGATCTGTGAAGCTGCATACTCCCACCAGTCCATAGGAATGAATTCTTCGTGTGTAGTTACCCATCTATTTTCGTGTAACCTGAGGTATGCTGCTGGCCGTAAAGAATTTCTCTGGCTTTCATAGTATGAGTCATCTTGCCAGGGCATAGTAGGTTCGTGATTCCAATAGGTAAATTGCTTCCCTGTTTCCCAACAAGGGTATTCTGCCAGCTCAAATACTGGTGCACCCTTTCCATCTTCGTGTTCGTCCCTTCCAACCCCGTTCAAATACATGTCCCAAAGAAGGTCAGACTCATTTATAAATCCTGCGTAAGTAGAGATAAATCTTAATGACCACGGAATAGTAGGAATAGGAGTAAGTTCTTCATAGGTACGTCTGGTAAGCTCACTATTAATGCCCCATAATTCATCGAACAAAACTAGAGCATGACGAGAACCTGCTACTGATTTATATGATTGGGCTAGTACCTTTATAGTAGTTCCATTAGGTATCTCTATCTCATACTTATTTACTTTGTACTCTCGTGCAGCAGCATGGTATTTCAGATCTCGCATGACCCGCCCCTCAGCCTGCTCTACATCATTTGCTATTACATATATCTCACTTCCAGCCGGGCATACTTCTGCATACCATCCAGCAATAGCAGCCGAGATCAAAGTTTTTCCACTCTTCTTCGTTGTACTGAATAGAACAGTAGAGTATTTGAATTCCTTATCTTCATTCTGACTTAGAGCAAACCCTAGAATATCTTTCTGTAAAGATTGTAACTCTAACCATCCACTACTCCCCCACTTTTGTGTCTTACTGTTCCATGTATCTCTAATAAAGAAACCATACTTGTCTACCCAATCAATAAAAGGAATGGAGAAGGGTTGAACTTCTCCATACATGTCTGGTAAAACTATTTTTTCTTTCTCTTCTACTCTACTCAATTACTTCTCCTCTGCCTCAAACTTGATACTATCCATCACGCCTCATGCTAATCTTGATAATCGTTGTATAGAATGGTCATGACTCACTCCATGTTATTTCTGTTAGCCCAACTTGCCAATCATCAATACTTACTTTTCCTGTGTAATATAAATCAAGTCCTGTTGTTGTCTTAACAATACTCGCTCTATATAATCCATAAGAATCCCATGCTGGAGCTGTACTTTTCAACAAAATATCTGTTAATTTTCTTGTCCAATTTATTCCATCTTCACTCATACCAAGATATAGGTTGTAATCATCCGTATGAAACAGACCATAAAATCTATCGGTATCATAAATAATATCAACGTGTGACCAGCGAGCATGATTGTTCAGATATAATTGTTTTTGTGACGACCAACCTGTGTAAATATCGCTTGATGTTTTTAGATAATATGTGTTTGGTGTTGCTGTTTCGTTGTGAAAAAACAAGTACCATAAACTATCTTTATAAACAAGTGATGGAGATTGATACTCGTTTTTTCCTCCCCTCATTATTTCAACACGATCACTCCAAGTTGTACCATTGCTTGATTCTGAAATATAAAGAATATCGGTAACATTGTCTGACAATCGTAACCTATAAACCATATAAAGTTTATTGTTTACAAATGCCATATCAGGATCAGACCAATAACTCCCATCAGCTAAATTTGCTACTATTGGATTTGTCAGCCCTTCTGGTACAACCCATGTTGTTTTATCGTTTGATGCGACAACTGATGGATTTTCGTAAGTTTCATCAGATGCTGGATAAGGTGTCATAACCATCCAATATCTATAACTATTCCACCCCGACACACCTGTATCAATTACGTCTGGATGTACTACCTGACCGCTTTCATCATACGTTGGAATTGTCAATGGTGTTGCTGCGTTTGTGGCTGTTGCAGATAATAACTCACTGCAATAAGGTATTGAAGATTGTCCCCTGAATTGTCTTACTAAAATATCATCAAAGTAAACTCCGGCATAATCTTGATAGCCAATTCCGACTTTAGTATTTGTTTGATAAGCGTCCATGAGAAATTGAAATAATTGTGTGGTGTCTGCATAAACAGTTACAATTCCAAATTTACTGACTGTTATTCTTATTTTGTGGTCAACACTTGGACTCCATGTAATTCTACCGTTGGCAAAAGTAGTTGATCTTTTATATAAAAACCATTCAGAACCAGAATATCTTGTTGGCGTAATCTCAAAAAAATATTTATCGACAATATCAGCCATAGCCCAATAAAATCTTGTCCATTGCTCTGCAATTCCTGCCTTATAATTTATTGTTACATCATAAGAATTTTCTCCAACATCTACTAAATAAATGCTATCAACTGTAATTACGGCATGATTACTGTTTATTATTATGTTGTAACCGTCAGCACCCTTTATCCAGCTATTGCCTGTTTCGGGGGTATGATCTTCCAGATTAACATCATCTGTATCGGTAAATGTGTCTCGAAACAAAATACGATTATTATTATTCATTAATATTAATAACTTAGCTTGTTTCATAGTGCTGCCATTGCGGTATAAAGTCCCATCATTTGTGTAGGCGTCAATGTTGTATTAAATATCACTACCGCCTGAATTTTACAAGCCGGCCCAAATTGACTAGCAGAACTAGAACCAATATGAATTTTCTTGGTGTTGGCTGCCGCCCAATCTGCTATTTCGCCTGCTTCTGCATTTCCATTTCTATATCCTTTATTTCCAGCAACACCCAAAATACCAGTTGCAACCCTTGTTGCTATTTGTAATGTTCCACCATTATAATAATTAACTGCGTTTGCTGCTGATTGTGGATATATTGAAAAATTCGCATTAGTTGTATTTTGTCCTATAATTGCTTGCCAGGTTACATCTTCCGAATCTGAAAATCTAATCATCATTGAATAATTTTGGCTCGTTGGTACTATCTGTGTTTCAAGTAAATTGCTACTGCCATTGAACGCCCAACCATAAGACGTATCAAATGTTGGAGCATCACCTGTAGCCGAAACAATTAAATCATTAGTTCCAGGTGTAATTAAATTTATATAACTTGTTGCTATATCCGCTACACCAATGGCTTTAAACGCTCCAATACAATTAACAGCAGAAACACCAGCAGGAAGATACCAAGGTATATTTTGCTTGCCCCCCATCAACACCAACAACTTCTGCGCACTATTCATCGTTACACTCCTCTCCCCTGCTTTATCGCTAGAAAACTTTTCACCTATACCTCCAGCTGTCCACCATAAATCTGTAGTGAAACAGAAACAGGGTTATCAAAAGAGGTTGAACCAGTAAAGGTCATGTCTGTACTTGATACCTGTGCCTGTAACTTTATAAGATCGTCTGGACTTACCATGACCGACCCGGCGTATTGCTGTGTTCCAACCTCTGCCTCACTCAGTGCTCTTCCTACAATAGACTGTAAACATCTTTTCTCTACGTAGGTTTCTCCAGCATCTGTACTTACTACTATCCTTGTAAGAATTGATACTGCTGTGTTGGCTGCCCCTCCCCACTTCGGTCTTACACATCCACCCACAAAAAATATCCCGGTTGTGTTACTCTTGATTACACTTAGAACATCTGAACTAAAGAAGTCAAAATCTGGTGTAGACTCATTATCATTCTTTGTGTCAAAAGTAATGTCGTACCATGTATTGGCATCTACGAAAGTAACTGGATCAACCTTGTGTAACTTGAGTGCCTGTGCTTGATTGTATAAGGGTGGATTCCAGGACATAGTACTATGCCTTTATCCAACAAACTTTTTCACCATTTACGTCTGCATCAATAAACACATGAGTTAGATCATTGACAGCCAGATACATTACTTCACTCGCATTGAGTGGGAATGCAGATGCTTTGGTCTGTCCTTCAAACATTACCCATACAGTATCTGTATTGTCTGGATGTCCCTTTACCCAAAACCCACCTGCGTTGGTAATAGCTGCCAGCTGTACCTCTGTCTCTGCAGTCGTAACTGCTGTTATACCAGTAAAGTCAGAGGATAGTTCAATAATTGTCTGAGCTGTTGGTTGATTACGTACTTGAAATGTCATGGTTATCTCCTTAAATTAAAACATACTACTGTCATTAGCCTATAACTAATTATAGTAGTATAGTAAAAGAAAAGCAACCGTTACTTAAATAGAGAGAGAACCAGAGAAAGGACGTAACCCGGTTCTCTCTTTCAGAAAGGATTGTTTAATACTGTAGCACGAATTTATCTTTATTGCAAGGGGAAAGCAGGAATCTGTGGATCAGTTGGTACTGCATAGTAATCTTCCAGATCTTCAATGATCTCTTTTATCCTTGGTTCATCTTGCTCTTCACGTGATAACCATGATGCTAACTTCCATGTGATCAACTTTCTTGTAAAGCTCCACTCCTTGGGAAATCTTTTCTGCAAATACTTTATCTGTGTTCCACTGAGATGGACTACTACTTCATATACTTTTCTACTCATATCCCAACACCCTTCCCAACTTTTCCCACAAGTCCAATGCCTGTTCACGTGTAAGTTTCTTTGGCTCTACATAATCCCAATAGTAGTTAGGATCAAGGTCAACAACAATCTCACCATCTTTTTCTTCAACACTGGCTCGCCATGCAATACGCTCTCTCTCGTATTGTTCTTGTTGTATTCTTTCCTGCTCTGCCCATCTTTTCTGTTGGGCTTTCAATTTCTTGGCCTGCTTTTTATCATAGCAGGTTTGACATAGTGGTTTGGTGTAGTCCTCTCCTCTGTACTCACCACCACACTTTGTACATTCCTTTGGGGAATCATCATAATCACAGTACTGGCATTTCCTGTTCTCGTCCAACCCGTCTGCTATCTTACACTTAGGACAGACACTTGGATACTGCTTCTGGAAACTTGACCAACTTGCATCAGATGAAGTTGCAATCATTTCATTAGTTCCAATAGGTGCAGCAATCCACACAAAATTATATGGATCTGGATTCATTGGAACATAGTCAGGAGTAAACCTTACTTTCCCATCCCATTCTTCATTCATATTCTACTATTTCCTTTCCATCTCTTACCTCAATAACCTCCACGATCTCTCCTTGCCCTTGACATATTGGACACTCTACCATCTCTCCAAGATACCAATGCTGCCCATTCCCCCAACATGTCTGGCATGTAAATGAACTCCATATAACTTCTGGTATTGTATTCATTATCTACTTCCTTCCTCTGGATCTAGCGTCCAGTCATCATAAGGGTCATACCCCTCATAACATACTTCTGTATTCCATTCTTTCTGGGCATCAGCTTTCAATTTATATTCTCTGGTCTTGTTCTCACACTCTATACAATACACCGACCATCCCAGACCAGATAACTTATACACAGCTAGTCCACGACAATTACATTTCTTCAGACTGCCCACTGGTATTGGCATCTTTTCTCCTTTCCAATTCTGCCTCAACAAGAGCTTTGTCTGTCCTGCTCTTATTCAGCTGCTCAAGAACTGGAACATCTGTTCTGGGCATTGTATCTGATCCACATAATAACCAGAACTCACACATCTCAATCTCATACTCCACATCTTCTAACTCATATTCAAGTTCACTCGTTGACCACTCAGAATATTTATTCATCTTTTCTTCCTTTCGTAACTAGATAATACTCCGATTTAATGGATTAAATATTAAAACTAAATTAGAGTTTTTCTTGTATATAGATAACAAAGGTGGTAAAATTGTCTATATACAAAGGAGATCCAATGGAAAATCTATTAAGATGCTCAAAATGTGGACAGTATAAAAACCCGTCTGAATTTATTAAAGACAAAAACACTACACGTGGATATGTTTACATGTGTAAACCGTGTTGGAATGAGTACTATGAAGAACCAAAACGAAAGGATAAAAGAAGGGCGTATCAAAGGGAAAGAAACAAAAAACTATACAGTAAAAACAGGGATGAGATACTAAAAAAAGCCAGAGAAAAAAACAAACAAGACCCAGAAGCACAGATGTTTAGAATGTATAAATACAAGTATGGACTAACTAGAGAAGACTACATCAAACTAATGGAAAATCAAGGTGGTTCGTGTGCTATATGTGGGAATAAATTTTCAGAATCAATAAAGGCACACGTTGACCATTGTCATACCACTGATGTAGTTCGTGGATTACTGTGTGGTGCGTGCAACAGAGGAATTGGATTACTAAAAGAAGACCCCAAAATTTTTCAATCTGCTGCTGATTACCTGTATTTACATTAAGAAAAGATTAGAGTTTCGTGGACTTTTAGTACCAAAAAGGTTATTATAAGGGGGTATGTGTTCACGATGGAGGCATTATGATAATAGGTACAAGCCAGAAGGGGGCAGTTACTACCCTTGAACTAGCATTGGATGTGGGACAAACACAATACATTTGGGTCACTTCTGACGTTCATGTAGACAGTGTGTATAGCAACAGAAAACTTTTCCTCTCCGACCTTGATGAGGCAAGCAAGAGAGAAGCAGCAATAGTAATAAACGGAGATCTAGTAGATGCCATGCAGGGACGCTTTGATCCCAGGCGAGACATGAGTATGCTCAGACCTGAGTATCGTAGGGCAGATTACTATGACTTTGTTGTCTACGACATAGCAGGACTTCTTAGTCCTTACGCCAAGTGGATGAAACTTATCTCCCCAGGCAATCACGAGTTAGCTGTTCTGAAGAACGCAAACACATACCTATCAGACAGAATCGTGAGGGAACTAAACAAGGAAGGTGGAGATGTACAACACGGAGGATATGGAGGATGGATCAGAGCACTGATCAAAGATGGGACAGGAGCAGGGGGAAGTGCAATAAAAATCAAATACTTTCATGGAGCAGGGGGAGAAGCACCAGTAACACGGGGGGCAATACAAACAAATAGGCAGGCGGTCTACTTACCAGATGCTGATGTAGTTATAAACGGGCATTCGCATAATTCTTATCATATTCCAATAACACGAGAGAGGCTTGGTAACAAGGGAGACCAGTATTTCGACACCCAACACCATGTACGTACCCCTGGGTACATGCAATCCTATGGAGATGGCACGGTTGGATGGGAAGTAACACGGGGAGGAGTACCAAAACCGCTGGGTGGGGCATTTATAAAGATTACTGCTACATCTGGCAGACAAAGTAAGCGTCCCATTGTAGCTGTAGAGCCAATAATACACAGCCCATCCCCCTTATCCCCAACTAATGACATATTTCAGGGGACTGTGTACCCACAAGAGTAGAAAGAGGGCGTAAGCCCTCTAACTATTCAAGTAAACCATCATACTTATCAAGATTGGGGTTGAAAATGGGTCATACCACAGGGTATCTTCTATTTCCAGCCCCAATAAACCCACAAAATACTGCAATCCTGCCCATGTGAAGGCTATTGGGTGGTGTAAACGGAAGGAAAGTGAGTCTACATTGGAGTTTGGCATGTCCAACAGTACCTTTCCACCCGGTTTTAGCTTCTTCATGGCATCTTGGAGGAACTTTAGGGGGTGGTTTTGGTGTTCGAGAACGTGTGAGAGGATCAAAACGTCTACACTTTCGTCTTCAACTGCAGAAATGTCTGGCAAAATCCATGGAATACCACTTGTTTTGTTCTTATCTACCCCAAAAACTGTGCAATCCAGTTCGTCTTTCAGCTTTTGTATCAGAATTCCCAGTGAACAACCAACATCTAGAACAACTTTTCCATCAATATGGTGCTGTCTGAGGAATTCAAGCTGGTATTGTGCACGTAAGTTCTCGAATTCTACGTTCCTTTCCTTCATTTCCTCTGTTGGAGAAGTGATTTTCCTGTAGATTGTCTCGTAATACTCGTCCGTAAACTCATCCGTCATACGATTTACGAGCCAATAGTTCCCACAGATCCTGCAAAGAGCATAATATAACTCTACTCCGAGAAACTTTGTTCCATATCCACGACCATCTTCTACTCTACCCTGTCCACACACAGGGCATTTCGGTTGTCCTTCTAATTTTATCTGAACTGTTTCGCTCAATTCAATCTCGCTTTCTGTCTTAGTACTTCTTGATGTATCTTAGCTGCAACATCACCATGCACTCGTAAAGAGTACTCAATAATTGTATCTGTCAGGTCTTCAGCCAGATCACTTTCATCCTGTCTGATTCTTTCAAGTATGGCAGATACCAAATCGGTAAAAGCCTGCTGGTTTCCCAACAGCTCACCCAACAACTCAAGCAATAACCTTCTATCAATAGTAGCTAACCACATTATTTGTTCTCCAGCATCCAACCATAATCTCGTATAGACTTTATCTTATCACTTCCTATCTTACTTCTCAACCTTCCTATGTAAATATCCAGCTGCTTACTGTCCATTCCATACGTATCCCCCCATACACTGGTTGACAACAATTCTTTTGACAGAGCCTGGCCCGGATGTAGCATAAAGACTTTCAATAAGTCAAACTCTCTGGCAGTAAGAATGATAGTCCTGTCTGTATAATGCAGCTGTCCTTTCCATGAAAGGTTTAGATCTCCTACCTGTAAAGTTTTCTTATTAGCATGTCTTCGTAATAGTGCACGGGAACGGGCCGCCAGTTCTGCAGGATGAAAAGGAAACTCGACAACATCATCAGCACCATCATTCAAACACCAGACTACTTCTTCAGTAATAGCATAACGTGGGTTTTCCATCATAACAATAACAGGAGCTGAGCTTACTTTCTTGATGTAATCAAATGCACATATCTGAAATGTTTCCCAATCTGTAACGATCAAGTCCGGGGTAGACTTTACACACAGATCCTTTCCTGATATTAGATCATAGGCTATCTCTACATCATGTCCTTCATATAACATGGTCTTCTTTACCAACGCTGCAAGATAAGCATTGTTACTGATAATCAATATAGTTGCCATTACTTTCTCCCTGCTCTCATATCGTCATTCCCAGCAGCAACAAACCAAGACATAGCTACTGCTCCTACAAATGCTCCGATAACAAACCAGACGAAGCCAATCCAGAAGTGGGTCATTGTGATCTGTCCTTTGGGGGTTTGGGTAGTTGTCTATAATGTGTTGGGTAAATGCGATTATCACCAGAATATGTGTACCATTTGCCTTCAAATCTATATGCCTCATGGTAGCACAAATTATTATCAACGACCCAGTAAAGATCAATCGAGCTTACTAATTTCCACTCACTCACAGGTATCCACCTTTGCTCGGCTTCCAACTCCTGCACACGTGATTGGAGACGTTGGATTTCTGATAAAGCGTTTGGGTAATATTCATACAAAATATCTAACTCTTTAGAATAGTCAACGTTAGGATTTTCAAACACACCCTCTGCACTATATTCTTCCATCAATTTTTTTTGTTCCTCAATCCATTCAGGTGTAAATTCAGTCATCGTTCACCTCTAGTGTTTTTAATGTTTCACTGACATTATCAAGAATTGAACCGTCAATATATTCTGACAATTCTCCCTCTAGGTCGGCTTTCATACATGCTTCATAAAGCAGCTTCAGTTTTTCCATTAGTTCAAGTTCATCAGGTGTCATCAATGCCTTTTCTGTCAGCCATGCGTTTTCTTGTGTCAACCTCTCAATCTCAGCGTCCTTCTGTGCTATGGTAGCAGTGAGGGCATCTTCGATGGGTCTTTTATTCCAAGTAGATACTGATACGCCACTAACACAGCCATCATCTTCTTTTGGATCTTCAGCACATTTTACATGCCTATATTCTTCGGGTGCAAAAGTACCACGATAAGTCCATAGATTATGTTTTCCACAAAACGGGCAGTCTTTCAATTTTTCCATTACTCCACCTCCACATACTTGACAGGCCTACCACAATTTGGACAAAATTTATAATCTGGTACAATGATCTTTTGGATATGTTCATCACTACATCCAGTTTTTCTTGAAAAGAAAATCATATCTCCATGCTCGTCACACCCACCATATTCACCAACATACCTGCACACATCCTCAACAACAAGCGGACACCATGAGGGGCGGGTTTCCATTTCAAGCAGAGCCGTTCTGTTTAGTGTCATGCTAACTTTATTTATACACAATCTAAGCGGTATGTCACAATATGCACATCTTATCGGTAGATCACCATCCACTACAATCTTGATTATGTTCATCTTACCTTCCTTTCTATATACAAATTATACGTTTAATAATCCTGATTATATTAGAACCAGATTAGAGTTTCCCTACAATTTAATCAGCAGTACTGAACAAATTGTACACAAAACACAAACGTATTCCGTGTAGATCATCACAGAACTCAAAGGAATAATGTGGGAGTTTCACACTAAAGTGCAAGGAATGACGAGTTACTATGCACTTTGGACGGGTTTTATTGTACAGTTTGGCAATCCGATTGCATATACTATACAAAAATGTATAGTTTGTATGGTCATCTTAATGCGTAAGAGTTAATAAGAAACCCCCACCAATACTGGCAGGGGAAATTCTGATGCCTGTTGAGACAGAGCAGAGACGACCCGGCTCGGTCGGCGGTTTCTCCCATGTTCTTGTGGAGTCCTAAGCCTGCCGGGTACTATTGATCTTATTATATTACTTCTTTTCTCTTACTACAATAACTTCCTCATAGTACTCAATAGGGATTCCACCAAACATTTTGGAAAAGAACTCAGCGTGATCCTTGGCCTGTCCGTACGTTGAAAAGAATCCAATCCATCCTTCTGAATCTTCACTTACCAGATAGACATTACAATCATGCTTCAAATCTTGTCCGACTTTCAGCCATAGTCTGGGGAGTTCTGCAGTACTCATCAACTTCTCCCACTCGTCTTCAGATAACTCTGCCTCATACAGTGGACAATGTGGATTAGTACAACCAGTTCCAGGATTTCTTTTGTGTGTCCCATCATAATGATAGATACTCATTGGCTTACTTCCGCATAACTTACATTCATTCATTTACTTTTCTCCTTTCTCAATCTATTGTACCAAAAAGGGTAAGCCGTACATTAAATCTATATTAGAGAAGGAAGAAGATCTATCTATATAAGTAATACCATCATCACCCGTAGTATAAGTAAAACTTATTTGAGCACGCCTGAGCTTTTTAAATCAACAAAATTCAATAACTCTTCACGCCTGGAATATAAATAAAACTTATACTGAACCTATTCTTTCTAATAACTTTTTCAATGTGGGAAATAGGGGAGCAACAAATACAAATAATACAACCAATCTAAACTACCTACCCCACCTAATCTAATCCCAATCGCAATCTCCCCCTCTCTCATCAGTCTTATCCTTTCATCCTACTATGCCTATATATAACTTACCCGTCGATCAAAGCCGCCCGTTACTTAGTAACACAATCGTAACAATCCAAGCGTACAAATAAAGCCGCCCGTTGCTAAACCGAAAGCCGCCCGTTGCAAACTACTCATTAAATGAATAGTCATAGAATGAATAGACAATCGCCCAAGTCAAAACACTTAAGGTTAGCATCATACCGCTTGATCTATTCTATCCCCTATATATCCCCTTTCTTTAATATGCAAGTATCATGCCAACCTTGTCATCCTTTTCTTATTACTTATGACACTGTTTATCTTATCTCTTATCCCTATAATAAGAGTATAGATTGAAATTATGAAAGGATAATAACATGAACAACTATATTCGATTAGATACTATTAATAATAACTGTCACATCCTTATCAAGGATAATTGTCAAGTCTGTTTTTCTTACGGGGTCGCGGTTGCATGTTGGATAAGTGGCAAGGGATACTATAAAGTCAATGAGTTTTTCTCCGTTACTACATCAAAACATATTAATTTATTTGCTCGTGAGATGTCATTAATGAAAATTGACTTTCAACCCATAGATAATAAGGACTTCCTTAACCTTATCTCTGAAAATTTATAATCTATTCTTACCCTTGATTGTAGCTTAGGTTAGACAATCAGAAAGGACTTATCATGTACGTTATAACTACTCTTGTATTTCTTATCTTACTCGGATTATCTATCTCTGGATTGATTGATTATGAAAGGATTGATCAATGAAAACAGAACTAATTGATACCTATAAAATACCTGACTTTTTCTTACCTCTTATTGTTAACGGTGATAGTCAAGGACTAACTAATGATGAGTTAAAAGCACTCCAATTATGGGAAGAAAAGCTAACAAAAAATTCTAGCTACTCCCATATTATTATTGATTGTCCTGATGAAAACAACGAGGCGTATTTTACATGGCGACCTGACATTATTAACTTAGGTTGTAACGTGTATGATCTGAAAGTTTATGGTGTATATAAAACATGGGACATGTAAACAGGACGAAAGTAACCGTTACTTAGTTACTTCCTACACTTATCTTATAAGTAACAGTTACTTACAATAGATATAAATAAACGAAAGGATTAATCTAATGACTACCCTAGAAAAACTTAATCATATTATGAATAATAAAGCAATAGATACTATCATCATTCAAGGTATGAATAAATTTGATGGACGTATGACATTCAACTTACCTAACTTTAAAATAACTAAGGTCAATAATGGCATGATGATTGCTAAAGATGATGATAATTTTATAACCGTCCATGAGTCATACTTGTATGATGTATCTTATCAATCTAAAATTTTATTTATTGAACTGAAATAGAAAGGATTATGAAATGAAATACTATACCAAACTATCTGACTTTACAAGTGAAAACTTTATCGAACCACGCAAGCTATTAGAACTATTGTATGACATGCAATCTGACCTTGATGCTATGATAGATGATGAGACTCCCGAAGACGACGAAGACTTTATCGAATTGCAAGAATCGGTTGATCAACTAAAGAAAACATTAGAGTACCTTGATCTAGACGAAACTTTAATTCGTAATTCATACATGAATGATTATCTTATTGAATTGGTATATGACATTGGAGACTTACCGAATAACTTACCGTCTTATATTGAATCTAATATTGACTGGAATGGTGTATGCGATGATCTGAAAATGGATTACTCTTGCGTTGAGATTGACGGCGTAGAATATTGGCAAAGGAATTGCTAACATGACATTCTACATGGTAAGGATAGGATTAATTACACTGTCTTATCCTTACCCTATCGGATAAACTTACTATAAAGAAAGGATAAACTAATGAAAAACTTTAATAACTTTACTGATGATGAGCTGATAGATTTCTTACTTAATGAACTTCCACATGGGAGCGGTGTTAATGGGGACTGGTCTCTAATCTTTACCGACAATCAATTACAATGCTTCAATACGTATGATGCTATGGATGAGTGGGGTGGTTACTGTCACTGCTATGATTTTTATGCGGCATTTCAACGTGATGATCTTTCCTTATTATTTGTACAGTTTGATTGTGAGGTTGACCCTAGTACCATCTGTGCCTGTGGTGATGGGTTGGGTGATTATTTAGATGATCTATTTGCTGAATGGACGTACTCAATTTTCAGAATGATAAAGAAAGGATAACACATGCAACTATTCCCCCTCGTAATCTTTGTCATTCTTATCATGCTAATTTATACCTTACTATTTGAGAAAGGATAACCTAATGAGAGAAGAAATTATTAAGCTGTATAAATTTGATGAGCTTGACCCTGACATACAAGAACAAGTCATTGATAAACATAGGGAATGGAATGTAGACGACTCATGGTGGTATGAATCAACGATTGATTATCATACCGATGAACTACAAAAAATGGGATTCAATAATGTAAGTATTTATTTCTCTGGATTCTCAAATCAAGGGGACGGGGCTGTGTTTGAATGTAAGTCAATAGACTTTGATACTATCCTTACTACCTTTATCAAAGAAAACTTTCGGGATATATACGACTGGTATATGGATGGACTGATTGAATTCGGATTCAGTATACACAGAGGATCAACTTACTATTCCCATGAGAGAACTGCTAGATTTGAAGTGGACTATGTAGAATTCATGTATGATGGTGAGCTTACTCAAAAAGAATATGATGACATGAAAGCTCCCTACCAAAAAAGAATAGATGAGTTTGAATCGTGGATGGAAGACTGGCGATTGGATTATTGTCATAAGATATACAAGGAACTTGAACGTGACTATGAATATATGACATCTGATGAAGCAATCAAGGAATCCCTTATTGCTAATGAGTATGAATTCTTAGCTGATGGATCTATGCACTAAGGATTAATGTCATGGTAGTAATATGATTTTCTACACTGGTAGTTACTACCATGACATACTAAGATAAGAATAAGAAAGGACAACAACATGAACAAAGAACAATTTCTATCTAAAGTAAATGAAATGATCCCCGACATGAACGAATGGATTATAAAGAAAGCTGAAAGCATAGTGGCTAGTGGTGCAGTAGACTTAGAATCTTATGATGATAATTATTTGTTGCCAAAGATTTTTATGTCAGCTATGGGTGCGGAGATTCGATTCCAATATAAACCCCATGCTACAAGAGATATTAAACTTCGTAACAATATTGAGACCATGCTGTAAGAAAGGATAAACAAAATGGAAGAGAAAGAATTATTGAGAGCTTTGAACAGTTTGTTTCAATACCTTGATGGTATGTCGGACTATCTTGATGAGGCAAAGTCTAGTCTTTCAGCTATGATAGATACTATTGAAGAGTTTGGAGTAAGTGAAGATGAATAAAAGAATAGAGACTGATGAAATACTTAATCAAATATATGATACCTTGATGGGACTGGTTGGCATGAGTGAGTACCATGTAGGATTCCCCACTGATAGAGTAAAGAATCAATTCATTGGTAGTAATGGGAATGATAACGCTGAACCTACTATATACTTTGAACTTGGAAGACAGGCGTTTGAACTTTCAATCAAGAGAGTTACTAGACAGAACTAGAAAGGAAAAACAAATGGACGATATAACTAATCAAGAACTGATGCAAATAACTGAAGACGCTATCTATAAATTCTGGGAATCGGTTGCCAATAGCTTACCTCAAATAAAATCAGGTGACCTTGACCCCCAAACTGACTACCGATTTGAACGTCAGTGTAGAGATGTAATCAAAACTTGGATCAAAACAAACAGAAAGGATGTGTGAAATGTTTTTCTTAGTACGTAATAAAATCAGAACAGATGAGGAACTTACCCCCCTCGAAAAGAAAGTTGTATCTATTGTCAATCAAGAAGAGGATGTTACTTCCTTCCTCGAAGATGTAACACAGTACGGGTGTATCTCTGGCATGGTAGGTGCGTTGATCTATTATACTGATACCTTGAAATGGTATAAGAAATTCAAGACTGACATCAATCAACTTATCAAAGATGAAACAGATTCCTACGGTGAGAATGTATTGACCATGCTCAATGGATGGGATGATACTGACCCCCTCATCTTGGATACATCTAATCAAAATCTGCTGGCATGGTACTCTTTTGAAATTGTGTGCAATAGAATACTGAACGACATTCAGGAAGGATAACCCATGACTACCCCCGTAATCTTTCGTAAGGATGGCAAAGAAATTGTAGCTGTATTCCCTGCTGAACCAGGCACGCTTGACTTGTCTACCATGTGGAGCTATGCAATTGTCGGACAACATAGTGCATGTACATCAGGATGGTACAGAACTACACAACCAGCTACCCCCGATGAGTATAAGGATCTGTTAGAAGAACTTATCTCTATCGGTTATGATGATCTGAAAATTGTCAAGAGGATTACCCCTGACATGACAAGAGAAAGATATAAAGAAATTCTAAGACAGAAGGGATTATAAGATGGAAACTTTTACAGATAACTTAGGCAAGAAAAATATTATCAGTGCTATTAGAGAACGTAAGTATGCTACTATCCATGAGGTAGACTGTCACTTTGACCTGCACTTCGATGTGCATGACTGTAATCACTATAAATCTGACGGTATGTATGCCTGCCCCTTCGATGGCTTTACCCTATCGGGTGACAATAACTCTTGGATAACCGTAAACTGGAGTGCTGTTGTTGAGATAACTTTCTCTGATGAATATGTAAATATTGTTGTTGATCAAAACAAATTACGAAAGGATGTGTATGATGCTGGCTAAACTTGTAAGCCCTGATGATGTGCAGTCTTATGATAAGGTGCTTGCTTATGGAATGGAAGCCCCACTTAGTAAGAATCATAATGCTATGGATTACTTCCCCGACTGTATGATTATTGAACTCGATGAGGATGAGATTGATCCTGATGTAGAAAATTATCTCAATGGATTTGATAAGGTTGCTATCTCACGTACTAACTGCCCTATCTGTGGAGAAGATTACTTCAATGGCTGGAGATGTGACTGCTTATCCCCTGATGCACAAACTAAATTCCAATGGAGGTACAAATGATTGACATTATTATTCATGTACATGGTGGTGTTATATGGGACATCGTATCATCCGAGGCTGATAAAGTAACGGTTACTTTGGTAGACGATGATGAGATAGAACAGGGTGAGACAGATATTTATAGAGGTAACTACCCCGTCAGTCCTATGTTACGAGACTTCAGAGATTCTATCCTCGTGTATGTAGAGGAAGATGATGTACAAATTTATGATGAGAACGGAGACCTGCTATGAAAATAAACTTAGAAGCACTTGCTTGTATCATACATAACAGTAATATGATTGTCATACATCACCCTAATTTTAATTCTAAATTTCTGGCTGGACACTTTACTGCTGAAATAAGACCAGAAGAGCTAGGATGTGTCCTGCTCCAACAAACAGAAAAAATTCAAATAACCTACGTATATCTTGACATGATAAAAGAAATTCTACACACTGAATCAGACAAAGGCACTACTATATTCTTGGAGGGATGAGATGACACTAACTAAAGCTGACCTTGAATTTGTTTCATCCGATACCCTTCAGGATTACTATGCCCTGCTTACCTGCAACATTGATAAGCGTAACCCTGTCATGTTGGATGATGTAAGAGAGGAACTTGAAAGACGGGATGATCTTATCCCTATCAACTGTAAACTTATTCAGGACAATGGACACATGGCTGTCATCTATAATCTACTCGACACAAGGACTGTGTTTATCCAATGAGATTTGATCATACAACTTCCCCTCACCCACTCGGTAGAAAGTATTCACATGAACGATGGGAACAGAACCTTTACAATGCTATCAAACAAACAGGTTATTCTTTCCTGCCCTACAAATGGGTGGGTGGGGATGAGAAGAGAAACAAGTGGCTGTATGTACCTGCTGTTATCCTTACCCCTCATGGTTACTTATACATTGATACCCTTACTATAAGGGGAAGTAAAACACAGGCTACTAAACGAAGAGAGGTGATACTAAAGGAACTCAATGCTAATTATATGTATGTCTCTGTCGGTGACAGTCAGCAAGATATGTACACTAAGATACGTATGCGACTGGCTGAAATGAAACAAGGGAAGTAATCGTTACTTCCCTCGATGATAGGCTGAACTTTACTAACTCTACATGGGTGGCTGACTGGGCACAGGTGGCGGTGGCATGGGTGCTTTACCCTTACTACCTGAACTCGCCATCTCATTCACAATAGACATGAAGTCAATCCCGTTCTGATCTGCTAAGGCTTTGACCCTAGTTAGAACTTGCTTGATTGCTTCTACTACTTGACCTTGATCAGCTCCCTGTCCACCACCTTGCGGTGGCTGTCCCATCGGTGGCTGACCAGCAGGTGCTTGCCCACCGGGCATAGGACTACGTGGCATAGATGTGTTTGGTAACATAGGCTTATCTCCTTATCAATTTATTATAACAGAAAGGAAAACAAAATGAAAACTGCTAAAGAACTATATGAAAAAGATACTGAATGGGGATTCTATATAAGTAACTATCAACCAATGCTGGAAGAATTTGGTAACATATTAATACAAGTTGATCAGGCTGACTATCAAGGTGATAGCTGGCTACTGTATAAAAACGATGGTAAGTATGGCTACCTCTGCTTTGGATGGGGGTCATGCTCTGGATGTGATGCACTTCAGGCATGTAGTAGCATGAGTCAAGTGCAAGAACTTATGGATGATCTCTACAATAGTATTGCGTGGTTTGAATCTAAAGAAGATGCACTAAACTACTTTACTTCGCATGACTTTGAGGCTGACTACTCATGGTATTATGATGATTTCAAAAACTTTCTTAGTGAAGTTATTAATCTACTGGGTGGCAGAAAGGATAACTAACATGACAATGATTACAAGACCACAAGCAAAAGAATGGAATCTAATACACTTCTCTATACCAGAGAACAATAGGCTGTTTGAATTATCTTATAAAGATATTCTCTTTACCTGTCGCAGGATGAATGAGTTTGTATCAGGTGAATCTATACTGGGTGAACTGAAGTTACACACTACCATGAACATGATCCTTGAACATGATACAGAGAATGAAACCTATACGAAGTGGAGGTACATGGAATGAGAAAGTTCGGTGCGTTTATTATGTCAATGATGTTGAGCTACTTCTGCATCATGTCGTTCATTACCCTGATCAATGAAGGGTTAGAAGTATCTAAGGCTATCGTACTTACTGCTATCGCATTGGTACTGTGGGTAATAGGATTTGCTGTGGCTGTGAGAGGTGATGAACTATGAAACTTATTGTAACTGTTGTTGTGTGGTTAGCACTGATAGGGTTGGGTATCTGGACGATGTATTCTTACCTAGCATACCAACTTTTCTGGCAACCTGTGGCGTGTGGGCTAGTATCTATGGGATTTGGTATCTGTTTGTTTGTAATTCCTCTCTATGCCCTTTATTTTTTCTTTGAGTATATAAAAGATGGAGATGATGATGGAATACAAAATTGATTTCAAACATGGAATGATTGATGGTGATGATAAACGCTTTACTCACTGCTATATCCTGAAGAGTGAGAACAGTATGCTTGATTTTCTGAGTGAGGGTAGGGCTGTGTGTAATCCAAAGGATAACTTTTCTTATGAGAAAGGTAGACGGGTTGCCCTTACCAAAGCTCTTGCTCCTCTAAGAAAAGAAGTACGTACTAAACTATGGAAACAATACTTTGATGAGAAACTTTCAGCACGCATGACATCCAAAGACCATGAACTTACACAGGACTTGAAAGATTTAGAACAACACAGTGCAAGTAACATCAGTGAACTAGAAAAACTAATAAACTCTGGACTTGTACCACCACTGAAGAAAGATAAATGGTTTATTGAAGGTACTATAACAACTAGGAATAAACCTAGAACTTTACCTATCTACAATACAGAAGGTGAGTTGATCAGGGTTATTATTGATCTGGAATAAAGACTTCCTCATAGTATTGCTTGGCTAACAATAATCTTTCCTGCCACTTGGCTGTACCCTCTCGGTGTATCTTCTCATGGCAGGAAAGACATAGCCTTACCTGATTAGAACTCTCCAGCTCACCACCCTTACTTCTCGGTACTATCTCATGGGTATTGACTGCTGGTTTCAAGCAAACATAACATCTGTCTATCAATACAGTACCCTTATCTCTACCTGTCTCCATGTTACATCCTCTGGTATCTCATCCTCGGTTATCAATACCTTACTGTTACCCCTGCATACCCACCACATCTTACTTGCTCCCATCATGCTGGGTACATCAGCAAAACCATACACGTGCTTGCCCTTTACGATCTCAGGTGTAACTGCGAACTCATCTATAACCTCACCCTCTAAGTTATCTACCATCCACTGACTGATCTTCGGGTACTTCCTCATCAGGATAAGTAACGGTTGCTTCTTGACCTGTTGCTTCCTGTTCTTCTTACCTTCGGGGGTACGTGAAAGAATATAATACATGGTCGATAAGGTATAGGGCTTGCGTGTATCTGGATTGAATACCCCTCGACTGGCTAACTCCTCTGCCACTTCACGATACGAAACTTCCTTACCCCTCTCTGCTACCATCTCATTGTATAGATCAATAACTATCTTTCTATCCATTGGATTCATACTTATCTTTTATCTCCATCTCTTTCTCTATATCCTTTTTCAATATGTAATTCTTTCTTACGTCCCATCCATGTGGTACATGCCCATCAATACACCATGATACAAGGTTGAACTTGATACAATACTCACCCATCATAGTACCAAAATCTTCTAACATCTTCCCACCCCTACTGAAGTCAGCAAAGACCATGATCCTGGGTGGGTAGTCCATCAAGGTATGATCAAGCTGTATGTTCTCTGCCCCCCACGTACTGACGAACTGCTCAAGACGTTTGATAAGAAAAGGGTAGATCGTTTGGGTAAGCACATAGATATACTTCCAATCTTCCTTGCTCATCTTCCTTCTCTCTTTGTATTCGTTTCTCATATCTTCTGTTAGTTTATTCATGCGTGTAGCTGCCATTTACTCTGATTTATTTTTCAAAAAGCCCCTGTTCAGCAGTCCATATATGGACTCAAGTAACTGTTAATTATAACTATATATAAGACTATTAATAGAGTCCATATATGGACTGGTACTTTTCGTTTGTATCTTTTATATCTGTTGGTCTCGATCCATACCTTAATAAATTTCCATCCTGAAATGTTCCCGTCTCAATGTATCCAAGTTTTTCCAATTCCTTCCGCGACTTTATTACTAACGTCCTGCTCATCTTAGCTTCTTTGGTTAGAGTATCTATACTCTTCCAACACATCTTGTGTATCTTACATGTTCTTAGTATTACTGCGTACAAATTCAGTGCATAGACTGACACCCTTTCGTCATCTAGTATTATGTTTGGTATCCTTGTATAATTTACATATTCTTTTTCTTCCATGTTATTCTCCTTCCCCTTTATTATACCACTTTCCCTTTCTAATACCAAACAATCAGATGAGAATTTTCTAATCTAAGATAGAACATTTGCCCCTTGCAATCCATTTTATTCGTGGTAAGATATATCTACAAGTTTGGTTACGACCTTATAAACTAGAGAGGATTGGTATGACAGTAAAGGCGATCACTTATAATCCTGAAAAATATAGAATAGAATTAGAGTTCCCCTATTCAAATGGACTGAAAGAAAAAGTAAAAGCAATACCTGATGCACGTTTTGATGGTGATGAAAAGTTATGGTACTTACCCCCCACCAAGATGCACGCTTTGTTTGTTGCTTCCTTCGCACGTGAGTATGGTTTCTTTATTGATGCAGTTACACTGAAGTTATCCCGTAACAATCATAAGGTTACCAAGACATCACGTACAAAACTGTACCCCTATCAGGTAGAGGGACTTGAGTTCCTTCATGCTTCAGGTGGTAGGGCATTGTTAGCTGACCATCCAGGGTTAGGGAAGACCATCCAAACCCTGGCATACATGGAAGAGACAGCACCAGCCAAGGTATTGATAGTCAGTCCAGCCAGTGTAACATACATGTGGAAGGAGAAGATCAAGGAGTGGTTGGGATGGGACTCAGAAGTTATTCAGGGGTTCACAAAAGATTTCAATAACAAACCAAGAGTATTGATCTGTTCTTATCCTGTGTTTACTAACAGGGTATACATGATGAGAGGTTTCAGTTTTGATCTGGTTATCTATGATGAAATACACTACCTCAAGGACATGAGATCACAGAGATCACGAGCCTCACGCTTATTGAATGCACCAAATGTAATAGGATTATCAGGTACACCTTTCCTCAATAGACCAAAAGAATTATTCCCAATACTAAACTTACTGCTTCCCACCGTGTGGAGTTCCTTCTGGAAGTTTGCACATAGATACTGTGATGCTAAGCAAGATCACTTCGGACATTGGGACTTTGATGGGGCTGACAACTTACCTGAACTAAAAGAAAAGCTAAGTCATATCATGTTACGCAGAACGAAGCAGGAAGTATTGAAAGATCTCCCACCTGTAACAAAGAACTACTTCCCGTACATCAGTGAGACTGAGAAACTGGTTACACAATACTTCGATGCACTCAAGCTGGCAACAGAAGATACCAAGTCTAAGTCTAACTCCCAACGGTTCATGGCTGTACGTCAGGCTATTGGTATGCTCAAGGTAGAGCCGGGCGTTGAGTTAGCTGAGGAAGTATTGAATGGTGGTGAGAAGGTAGTGCTGTTTGCCATACACAAAGCAGTGGTGGCAGAGTTGGAAAAGAAACTAAAAGATTATAAAATGATAAAGATTGTTGGTGATACACCACAGAAAGATCGTAATGATTTAGTTTCTACATTCCTGAATGATCCAGATGTACGGGTAGCTATTATATCTGAGGCAGGTGGGGAAGGGATCAACCTTTACTCAGCCTCAACTCTTATCTTTGTTGAGAGATCGTGGAGTCCCGGTAAAGAGGAACAGGTATACTCACGTATCCATAGGATAGGTCAAGTCAATCCCGTTACGGTACACTACATCATAGCCAAGGGTACAATAGATGACCGCATACATCAGATCATACAGAAGAAACAAGAAGTATTGGGACAGGTCATAAACTTTGATGACATACCCGTGAATGATTTACTACAAGTAGGAGAATAATGGATGAATTAATAAAAACAAAAGTTAGTATTGATTGGGATACAACCAGCCAAGATGCAGTCGTGATGCACATGAAGTTCGGTACGTGGTCTAACCCACAGCTCAGGCTCTCCGAACCAGATGTCGATAAGGCTATCGAAGCCATGACTGCTTGGAAAGAATCTGTAAACGGAAGGAGATGATTACCCTAACATATACTGGCAAGACCGTAATGGTATCAGCTTATATCTACGAAAGGAAATAACTAATGTCTGAAAATCAAGATCCAATCAATGAAGATTGCTTTGTTACCTCCACTTATACAAATGATACGTGGACTGACATCCGCAAGGTACGGGTAAACAAAGAGAATGAATCAGTATCAATCTATCTACCAATGGGTCAACTTTCACCAGACAGAGTACAGTACAAACCCTATGGCATGGGCTATTCAGTCAACCATATCTATGTTGAAGTTACTATACCTCTGAGTGAAGTGGTTCATTATTATAAAGATCAGGACATTATCGTACTGACCCCCCGTGGTTCAGTAATGATAGCTGATCAGCTGGCCTCAGCAATTGAGGAGAACTACAACGAGTTTCGTGGTAGAAGTAAAACATTTTAGATGAGGAGATTGTAATGCCTATTCCAGTTGTACGTGGTGGTAAGGGTGCGAGTGGGGTAGCCGAAGTAACGGTTACTTCCAGTAGAGTACGTGTTGAGTTTGAAGAAGGCGGTCAGGTCATTGATGTAATTCGTGAGGATGCACCAGACTACATGATCTCAGGTCGCCAGATCGTAGTGTTGTCGGGAGACAACAACAAAATCTTTTCTGCCAAACCTATTGGTGGTTCATACTTCTGCAAGTTTATTGGTTTCTGGTCTCGTGAAGGTGAGCCACCAGTAGCAAAGAAAGTTGATGCAAGGACTGGTACGTCAGGTGCAGGAAAGCCATACAAAATCCCAGAACATCTTGAGTTTACTGCTCTGTTTGAAATTCAATCCCCAAAGAAATGGAAGAAATATCAGATCAGTAACAATTTATTCTATGCTTTCCTCGAGTACGAGCATGGGATAACCATGATCAAGGGTGATGGGTCACAGAAATTGGAAGACTTCTTACAGGTGTTGGGTGTAGACTTTGGGGCTGACGACATCCCATTCAGTGAGAATGTACTTCCGTATGTTGAGAAGATGTTATTGAAGAAAGATAAGACAGTCGTGATTAGTCTCAATAACAAGGGATGGGTAGACACTATTGTTCCAGCACCTGATGATGAGTCAGAAGTTGTTGAACCAGCTGAACCTCCAGCTAAAGAGGAAGTTGTCAGCCCCAACCCTGCTATTGATCAACTACGCAAGGCTGCTCAAACTGCAGAGGGTAAGGACAAGGAAGAGATTGTAGCTCTACTTGCTAAGCTAGGTTTTGAATAGAAAGGAGAAGGGGCAGGGTGTAATGCTCTGCCCCATACTTATTATGTTAGGATGGATTTTAGTTGTTGGTTTTCTGCTCGCAGTTTATATTGCTACCAGGGTACTTGATGAATATAATGAGTACTTTTTTGTGCAGTATTTCAGTGTGTGTTTAATAGTAATATTCGGGTTCGTTATCATCATTCAAGCAGCATCTGTACCATACTATACAGATAAGTTTGAACGAGCTAAAGAGTATGTTGAATCGTATGAATCAGTTAATCCTTTAGAAGATGTAAGTCTTACTAATACTAAGATAGAAATGAATGGTTGGTTATTCAGTGCACAAGCAAGCAATCAAACCTTTGGTATCTTCTCATTCTTTCCTGATTCAGTTATGGATTTAGAACCAATACAATGAAGATAACACTATCTCAAGTACTGCCTAAGCTACAACAACTCAAAGAGTATGAGAAGTATTACTCAGCGTTATGTCCCTTCCATGATGATACAAAACCTTCCTTTCTTTTGTTCAAGGATGGGTGGTTCAAGTGTCTGGGGTGTGGGAAAAGTGGTGATTTACATACCTTACACAAGGTACTGCATGGCTGGACAACTACCAGCCATAGGATCAGACAAGAAGTAACCGATTACCACATACCCCCCATCCCTACCAACTCAGAGTACTTTGCCATGGATGCGCACGAAACCTTAGTAAGGTTCTCTGAAAGTCTGGCATGGTATCTAAGGCTGAGAGGTATTGAAGATCAGATCCTACCCCAAAAGATAGGATGGTACAACGGATGGTATACCTTCCCTACCTATGACTATGATGATGCTTACAAGGGCATGGTATTGAGGGCAGGTCAGCACATCCAACAGGCTACAGGTCTACGCTATGTCATCAAGAGTACAGCTGGCCTATACTTTCCTGACTGGTACTTGGCAAGGAGGGGTGATTACTTAGTAATTACATTTGGTATCTTGGATGCCATTACCCTTACCAAGATGAGGATACCTGCAGCGTCATCTATCTATGGTAAGACAATCAATCTAAATCTACTGGACTGGGTAAGGAAACCTATTGTATTCTTTCCTGATAAGGATGAAGAAGGGAAAGCCAGGGACATGTACCGTAAGCTGGGATGGAGAGGTAGAGTAGTAGAGTACCCCTATCCCTCTGAGTGTAAAGACCCGAATGATCTATACCTTGAGGGGTATGGACAATCTATGATCAATGCAATAAGGAGTGTACTGTGATTATAAAATTAGTTCCAAGAAAGATAGCAGGTTACTGGGAGATAACAGAGATACAGGATGAGGAAGGTTTCCCTGCTGCTATTGTGAAAACAGATATGTTCTGGAGTAAGAACAGCAGTGACCATGGAATATGGGATAAGCTGTGGAGAGGTGGGACTGTGCTGGTAGATCTGGTAGACATCTCGGAGATAGAAGATGAATAACTTTGGTGATATATTCTTAGGTAAACCCATTGAGTATTGGTTAGAGCTTGAGCACTACAACAAAGAAAACATGTATGAAGAATTGATCAGCGAGAATGCTAGGATGAGGATGGAACTTGGCAGACTGTATCTTGTTGAGTACAAATACAACGATCTAGTAATTAGTCTACAACAAATAGGCTACCATATCAGGGAACAACCGTGAAGCATACAGATATATCAGAGATCTGTGCAGGGCTAGTACTGGAAGGTAAGATGTCTGCTGATTATGTCATCCCATCTTACCTTGCTGCACCCTACGACATCATCATCTCCAAGACCAAGGATGGTAAGACACCTGCTGAGCTGCTAGATATTGTAGGACTGTTACCCATACAGGCAGCAAGGGAGGCAGCCCATACTGTAAAGTTCACAGAGAATACCATTGAGGAATTGCTGAAGCTATTGATGTCTGCCTATCGTAGGGAAGAACAGATCAAAACTTTCAAGGATCAGATCAGGGTACTGGAACGTGGAGAGAACATACAGATAGATAAGATCGTAGCCCTGATGGATAAGACAGAGGACTACAAGGGTAAGTATGTACGCATGTCAGATGTAGAGGATACTTCTCCTATCTGGAGACGGACATACTACTCCCCTATTGATGAGCACCTTGGAGATCCCGGAGACATGAGCATGGTAGGTGTACCGGAGTCAGGTCTTACCATCATAGCCGGCCCCCCTGGCACGGGAAAAACATCTTTGATTGCCAAGATCATAGCAGGCTTAGCTAAGCAATTGAAAACAGTTCTGCTCTATACCTTAGAGATGACAACAGGACAGATAGCAAGGCGTATCTTACAGGTCTCCATGACTGGGCTTACAGTAGAACAACAGTCCCATGTTATTATTTGTGAAGAGATAATGAGTGCAGATGAAGTCTATGCTGATGCTATGAGGTTATGCAATACCATGAATGTGTATGCAGTCTTCATAGATTTCTCAGACTTACTTATAGAGAAGGAGGAAGATGAACAATCAATGGCGTATGTGTATAGGAAGTGTGCGAACCTTGCTAAGAAGAACACAGCAGGAGCACCAGTATTCTTGCTCAGTCAACTGAACAGAAACTATACAGGTGGTGTACCAAAGATCAACCATCTCAGGTACTCAGGGTTAGCAGAAGCATTGGGAGCACTGATCATACTGATTTACAATCCCAATCAGATCTTTGCTACTCAGGGTTCTGATGACAGGCTACCAGCCATACCGGGCAAGGGCTATCTGATTATAGGTAAGTCAAGGTTCGGATACAAAGAGGGTGGGGTTGGTGCAATACAGGTTGACTTTGATGGCAAGGCTTCATGGGGTAGCCAGAGCTGGGGTTGGTTCAATCTTAACAGTGTGTAAGGAGTAAGATGGAAATAAAAGGTGAGTTGAAGTTGTGTGCAGAAGGGCAGAGATTATTTGATTACTACTGTAGTCTAGCAGAGGTAGTTGAGTATGAACTGCAGGAAACTGGCATAGTTTCTCAAGTTGTTCTTTGGGATAAGGACAGAGCATGGATGGACTACGAGTACCACAGAGGAGAGTGTGATTCTTGTGGGTATACATATTAAATAAAGGAGAAAGATGAATAACTTAGCAGTATTTAAGCTGGATATTGATTACCTAAAGGAGGTACTACGCATGCCAATAGAAACTACGATTGAAGAAGTCTGGCTGGATTCTACAGACAACACACTTGGAATGGTTGTTGAGCACCCAGAACTCCGTGAAGTAAAAGAGGGAGAAGAGATACCTGTAGTATCCCCAATAATGCACACAATAGTTTGGGACTGGAATCAACATGAATGATTTCACTGTCAATGAAATCCCTGTAATAGGGGAGAATAACTTTGCTGCAATAGATTTGGAGATGTTTGGCCAGGATAAGGAACGACTACACATTCCACATGGTACGTTTGCTTGTCTCTCTATCTCAATGGAAGATGGAACAAACTATCTGATCAACGATCTCAAGTTACTGCAGCCTGTAATGGATGTACTCTGGGATGTGCCTGTATGGGTATTCCAGAATGCTACGTATGATCTTATCCAGTTGAATGCTTTGTGTAACATTCAACGACCTGGTGTCCCACTGCATACTATCTATGATACTATGCTGGCTGAGAAAGATTTATACTCTGGGTATTATACTAACTTTTCCCTGAAGGATATGGTTCGCAGATACTTCGGGGTAGTATTGGAGAAAGATAAGTACGAAGACATCAAGGATCGTACCATCAATGCAGACATACTGAATGCCTATGCAATAGATGATGCAGTCTGGACAAGGAAGATAGAGGAAATACAGTTCAAACAATTAGCTGAAGATGAGAAGTCTAACTTTGTGCTGGGAAAGATAGATAACCCTATGGTATGGGTAGTAGTAAACCTCAGCCCAGTCAAGGTAGATAAGGTACGCTGGCGAGAGCTGTCAGTAGTCAATGCTTCCAAAGCCAAGAGCCTTGAGGCACAGCTGGGTGTCAATGTCATGTCTCCCAAGCAGGTTAAGCAACGGTTACTTGAGGAAGGAATAAAGGTTGACAGTACTGGAGATGAAATCCTTGCTGAACATGCTGGGCATCCTTTTGTAGATGGAGTACGTGAAGCACGAGCCTATCGTAAAGCTGTCAGTACATACGGGGAGTCATGGTTAGAGAAACATGCTGATGAGAATGGATTAGTCCAGGCTTCCTTCAATGTAACGGGGGCTGTGTCTGGTCGTATGAGTTCTAATTCCCCCAACTTGCAGCAGATACCATCAAGGAAGATGCCAGTGTTCAGAGAGTTCTTTATCTCTAAGTATGGTGAGGATGGGGTAATCATAGTAGCTGATGTATCTCAACAAGAGCCAAGGATTACAGCCTTACTATCCAAAGACCCTACCCTTATTGCTGCTTTCAATAATGGAGAAGATGTACACAGTGCAGTTGCTAAGACTTTGTTTGGACTGGATGAGATAGAGAAGTCTGATCCTCGTAGAAAGATCGGTAAGGAAGTAGGCTTAGGTATTGCTTATGGTCTGTCTGCAGATGGGTTGTATACCAACCTCAAAGAGAAAGCACCAGAGATTGAGAACCTGACAGTAGAGAAGTGTCAGGAGTTTATTGATAACTACTTCAAGAAATTCCCTGCTGTCAAGAGGATGGTTGATCGTCTGGTACAGGAAGGGTACAGGAATGAGTATGTACGTACCCCAGCAGGCAGAAAAATCCATATCAACATTCATTCCAATGGATGGGAACGTGCATGTATGAACTATCCACATCAGGGTGGTGGGGTTGACATGCTGAAACCATGGACGTACTTCTTACTGGAGTACACAAGGCAGGCAGGTATACCTTTTGGATTGACCATGCTTATCCATGATGAGGTTGTACTGGATGTAAGAAAAGAATTACTGGACACTTATTTAGAACTAATAGATAAGTCATTCAAAGATGCAGTAGCATTAGCTGTGCCAAACTCTCCTGTTCCTTTCATCTATGAGGTAGGACATGGGGATAGCTGGGCATGTAAGGAGTAGAGATGGCAACAAAAGAAGAAATCAAAAAGCAAATTGAAATTCTACAGGAAAAGTTAGAACAAGTAGATAAGGGTATCCCACAAGTAGGTGTGTTTACCTCTCGTCCAATGAATGAATTAAGATACCATTGTAGTGAATATGTTAAAGCTGTTATGACTACTGAAACAATGGACTTAGACGAAGAGGAACATTGGGTATTCTCATCTGCCATGAAGCTGGTTTATGGCGATGATATATTTGAAACACTAAGAAAGTATTGGGAGTAGAGATGGGAGAGAAAATGTGGGCAACAATAAGAGTTGGAATAATAATTCAGGAGGATGAGCCTGATGAGTTTGTTATAAACATATATCAAGAACCATGGGGTCTTCACAAGAACGAGATTGTTCGAGTATTTCGAACCAATGATAGATTCCACATTGTGCAGGTTGCAGAACGATTGAGTGAATTACTGCAGTTGAATGTAACCTATTCAGATAAATTGACAGTAGAAGAATTCTTAGAGAGGGCACGATGAATAAAAAAGAATATGAAGATCAGATGAATGCACAGTACAAGCAGATCGTGGCAGCCATAGCTAAAGACATGATTACTCCACAGGGTGTACCATACAAGTTAGATGTTACCCGAAAACGTGATGCGGTTGTAGCTGCTTACTGGTTCGGGGTAGCCATGGCTAAAGCCATAGGTGCACAGGCTAAGATGGGAGATACAGATGTACAACTGCCCAACGTGTAATCGGTACAGTGTCAGGGCAAATGGTAAACAGAATGCTGACTGGCTTATTGTTGGAGAGTACCCATCCTATGATGATCTCAAGGTTGGGCTTCCCTTTACTGGAAAGGTTGGAGAGTTCCTTGCCTATGAACTTGCACGTGTAGGTATCCAGCTTACTGCCTGTCGATTGGTTACTGCCTATCCGCATCTTGATACAACTCAGGAATGTTTACGTGAGCACTTTGTAAATACATGTATGCCTGAACTTCTCATTAATAGAAAAGGTATTCTATTGGTAGGTAATACCTTAACAAATGTTCTGGGTATGGTAGGTGTAAACCTTAAGGATATTCAGGGCATTCAGTTGGGTGGAATAAAATCATTGGGTGTACAGGGTAATGTTGTGGCTACTGGGGAACTGTATGGTAGTATCAATGGCTACAATGGTGAGTTTAGATTAGCACTGAAGAGTTTGAAAAGAGGTATTGTATGAGTGAAGATATGATCTTTAATACTGGTGTGGATATGGCAGTAGTTCTTACCCCAGGCGATAGAAAAGTATTTGACATGGTAGATACTACTGTTGATCAGGCTGTTGCTCAGGGTGATATACAACCTATCATGGCTATGGGTCGTGCACTCAAAAGAAATATTCAGGCGAGTGGGCTGGCGTTGGCTAAGCTCTTGTCAAGAGTATCTGATGTGTGGGAAAGCATGTTCAATTATGAAGATGACATGTATGAAGTTTTCTACACAGAGATGGGTATTGCACACTCAACAGCATACAAGTATATCAATATGTGGAAGGCTGTGTTTGAGAACCCGGAGATACCTGATGAAGTCAAACAGGGTATTGAAGGTAAGCCAATGAAGTCTTTACTTCTTCTTACTGCAGCAGCACGTGAGGGTCAGTTGAGTGGGGAAGATTGGGAACGAGTAGCAGAAGCAACTACATCCTCAGAAGTCAGAGGGATTGTGCGAGACATCCGGGGCGAGAGAACATCCAGCTCTACTGCTATGATGCTTGAACTCAGTCTTACTACAGGTGCAATATCTGTACGCAAGGGCAGTCAGTTAGAAGTTGTTGGAATGTTGCTGGTATCACAGCGAGATAAGAATGATCTTATTGAGGCAGCCATAGCAAAGATAGTATCCAGTACGAACATGATGGAGAAGTAATGGAAGGTATACAAATAGATGTAGGCAACAGACGACCAATCGTTAGAGTTCCAACAGGGCTATACTCTCTTGACCTTGCACTCAGTGAGAAGGGTAAGCTAGGTGTACCAAACGCTACACTCTTTGAGATAGCAGGCAAGACAGGGGTAGGTAAATCTACTTCTTCTTATTTTATCTCTGGCGCACTGGCTAAGAATGGTAGTAAGACTGACCAGATAGAGGTAGTAGATCTTGAAGGGCTGGACGTAGACTATCTTAGCCAGGCTATTGGGGTGTCGGGCTTTCGTGGTAAGGTACATCTCGTTGATGATGTGATCAAAGGCAGGATCAGATCACACACTGACATGATTACTGAATCAGCTGATGCTATAGGGAAGAATGAAAATATACGGGTAGTCATTCTTGATAGTGTTGGGGCATTCATCCCTGACTCTGAGTCAGCTGGTGATATTGGTGAGGCTAACATGGGCAGACGGGCGTTTGCTTTGGGTCAATGGGCAAGACGCTGCGTAAACTTTATGAATGTAAGAGAGAAGCCTATCAATGTTATCTATATCAATCACACCCACTCTGTGCTTGCTGGGCAGGGACACATTACTGCAGGTGGTGATACACTCAAGTACTTATCTGCAGTCAGGATTACACTGTGGCAAAAGGAGGCAGTCAAGTCTGGTGAGGACATCATTGGTTACCGTGTGGGTGGGCAGGTAGAGAAGCTCAGGTATGGTGGTAAGGGTAGGAAGTTCGAGCTGGTTATTGTACCAAGCTATGGTGTTAGCAGAGAGCTAACTGCACTGTATGATGCAGCTAACTTAGAGCTAATAGACCGTGGGTCAGTAGTCAAGGTAGATGGTAAGTCAATCGGATACATCTCTAAACTATTTGAAGCTGCTGTAACTGGTAACACATCCAAGTTTGATCCCATATTTGAAAAACTAGAGAAGGAGAAAAACAAAAATGTTCTGGGAAACCCTGGACTTTACGAAGAAATTGAATCAGACGAAAATTAGTTTGGGTATGTGCTCTGTCAAGTCTATCTTCATAGACACAAAGTACCCCGGCTTTCCCTCTGGTAAGCACCTGTTCATTGGGGTAGACCCAGGTATAAACTTTGGCATTACTCTTATCTCTACCTCTGTCATTGAGATAATGTATGGGAGACTGCCAAGGCTGGGAGAGTTTGCTGGCATGAACTCTATGCACCTTATTGAAAAGCTGGGCTATGAGTATGACCTTGCCTCCTATGATCCAAAGAACTTGCATGTGTATGTAGAGGGGGCAGCATACAAAAGCAGGTATGGTCAGGTAGAGTTAGAGCAGGTACGCTTTGGCTTTGTGCAGGGGTTCAGTAAGTTTGTATATCAGGACAATATCAAGTACATCCCACCATCTACAGCACGGAAGAAAGCATTTGGATCTGGCAAGAAGTCAGCCAAGGATCTATTCGTAAACATAAACCATAACGGGGCTGACTCCATAGGAGTAGCCCTCGCATGTATCACCGATTATATAGGTGATGTAACCTAGTTGTTAGGTTTAACCTAAGTACTGTTCACGTTCTTGAGTAAAGGACTTTCCAATAACGGGGAGTCCTTTTACTGCATAGTGTGTCAGTCTACTGGCTAAGATGCCAGAGATAAGTTGGAACAACATAGTACCAACAGCAGCAATCTCAGCTACAATAGGATCAATGTTTGCAAAGTCGAACTCTGGCTTGAATAACTTTAGGGCATACATGGTTATGATGACAAGGAAGTTCGCACCCGATGTCCAGTACAGTGCATCACCATCTTTGATCCAGCCAAAAAATTTGGCAACGTTTACCAGCAGTGCAATTAAAGCAGCGAAGCCAAGCAGTGCACTAAATTCAACAACGATTCTCTCTAACATATTAACTCTCCTTTAGTCTTTTATTTTCATCTTCAAGCTCACGTATTCTATCCCGTAAGCTGGCAATCTCGGTTATCAACCCAGCTCTTTCGTTTTCCAACTTTATAATTCTGGCTGTCTGATCTGCATTCAATAGCTTTAGCTTATTTATCTCGTGTTCAAGGCAGAGCTTTTCTTTCTGTACTACTATCAGCTCTGTTCGTAATGCCTTACTCTCATCTTCTACATCTGTCAGGCGTTTCATAAATTCTTTTGACCACTCAAGAGATAGACTGTCATCATCTATGTGTTCTTTATGCCTGTCTTTCTTGTGAGTTGAAATATAATTTGCAATACCTAATGCTCCAGGTAGTACATAAGCACCTAATATTATCCATACGAGTGGTATTTGTTCTTCCATGAAACCTCCTTGTTATAAATTTAGACAAACCACCCATGTAGTATTGCCTCTTGTCGTAAATTTTGGATGTCCTGTTCTAACTTACTTACCCTTTCTTCTAATTCTGGAAAAACAATGGGAGGCTGTGTCGGTTCTGTAGGTATAGTATACCCAGCAAACTCAGCCAATTGATCAAACGTTCCATTGAAGAAATTCAAATCTACTTCTGCTGACTCCATCCCATACTCATACCCATACGTAAGACCACACTGCCATACAGTAAACTTAGTCCACGGAGATATATTAGGTCTCCATGATAGTCCAGTAATTTCTTCTGCTCTCATAAGCCTGCTGAATATCCAGCCTGCTGGCCAGAAGGGTCTCAATAATGTACGGGTTGGAACGGGGGATATGGCATACACAGTATTCCGGTTACCATATAGCCCCGTCAACCGTTTTGTGTTGGGATCTGTTACTTCATAAAACCTGGATAAGTTAGCAATACTTGTGTAGTATTCAGGCAGAGGAGGCCATGCTGCTGATGGCTGTTCGTAGTCCAAAAAGATGGGCACGTTTTCTACAGTACCATTAATCATATCTATTGTATCTAAGCATGTCTTCGCCTGATCACCACCACTTTTCATAATGCCTGCCCGGTATTCAAACCAGTGATAAGCAAGGGGTATCATGTCTGCATCTTGTACAGCTTTCCAGTTGTACTCAGCATCCTCGTCTACTCCAAAGTTTGCAGATACCCTGATAACTACACCACGTGTACCTTTGGCTCTGGCTTTCTTGAAGTCTGGTCTTGCTGCAGTTTCATTCTTATCTTGAAATTTACTTACATCAAGTACCTTCGTAAATGTTTGTCCAAATGAAATATATTCACCATCTGCCATAGGTTCTTCTCCGTTCATAATAAGTGGTAAGTAGACATTGTTCATAAGTAACCGTTACTTAGTCTTATTATACCCCTAAACGTCAGACAAAAGCCAGCTTACTGCAAAGATTTCTTTGCCATTCAGTCCTGCCTGATGCAGTTGTTCGATAGTAAGTTGCTGTATATCCAGTTCAATCTCTACCTTATTGAGTTCGTCAGTAATCTCTTGATTGATTTCTACTACTGATTCTTCAATCTTACCTGCATACTTTTCATTCAGCTTATTGACAATAGCCTGTAGTTCATCGTTGTATTCTTTGACTGCCTTCAATAAGCGAATAGCCATACGGGTAGTCTGTATGTCAGCTTCCTTACTTTCTCCTAACTTATTAATAACCAACTGTCCAGAAGGACTAAACAAATCTAACAAAGTTAACTTCATTCTATCTCCTCTATAGTTCCACTTATCAGCCCACCCAACAGGCTGACTTTGTATTTCTTTTTAGCTGTGGGTTGTGGTGTTACTGGTGGTGCTGGTGGTGTTACTGGAACTGGTTCTTCAACAGGTTCGGGTGGTTTTACTACACCATCAAAGATACCATTGAGATCCTGTGCGTACATACCCCAGTCATACTCCCACCATGTAGCTACCCCTATACCAGTTAGTTCGGATGGTTTCTGTACTCCAGGCTGGCATAGAAGAATGGTATAGTCAGTAAGTAATCGAATAGTTTCTGTTGTGTTGGCTTCATACCATGCTTTCCATGTACTTACAATAACCCTCAGCAGTGGTTTCAATTTTGGTTTATAGTACTGAGTAATGTAGATACCATGCTGTCGTATATGATCAAGATTGTACCTGTATTCTTCGGGTGCTTTCCAAATATCTATCATCAAGGGGACATCATTGTTCCACCCCAAGTAAGATAAGTCGTTGAGCATTCCAAGGAAAGCACTGGCATTGTCGTTTACATCATCATCCTTACTAAGAACAGGTTGATGAATAAGCCCACGCTTGAGTGTATTGGTAGCTTCCCAATACTTTGTAAACATTGGGTCAAGCGTCTTACCTAGCATAGCATTGACATATACTACATCGTAGTATGCTGGTACTAAATCTGTATGTGCATTTATATTGAAACCCTTTTTCATTCTATTCTCCTTTTCTAAATCCAGTATCCGTGGATCTGAATTATTGCATCCAACGTACCTGCTCCTGATGCCACCACCTGATAATAAATGTCTCCATTAGCATCACAAGGAACAGTCATTGGTGTATCTTCGTAAACATCATTAGGATTCCCAGCACATCTACATGATAATCCACTCGCAGCAGTATCATTTGGAGAGAGAATTATTTCTGTTGTTGAGCTTGCAGCACTGGCACTGTCTCTTGCAAGTACACGTAAAGACACTGCTTTTATACCAGCAGGCGCACTAAACACTGCTGATAAATCAATAACTGTTTTTGCGGTTGTGCTGAATGAGTCACCGTCCCATGATGTAGAGGTAAGAGCAGTAGTAAGGGGTATGAATGTAGACGAACCGAATGGCATGGTATCTGCTACTGCTGCATGAGAATAATAAAACGTACCTAAACTAGCGTCTGCTACTGTGTACGTTCCACCACCATTTAAAGTAATAGTTGTGTCTGTTGAAAAACTGGAAGATAAAACATAAAAATATTTTACTGTTGTTTGAGTAAACCTTATTTTTGTCCCTGGGGGAAAGTAGGTTGTTACATCAATGCCCGGAAACTTTATGCTACTAGACGACACATAAACTGGAACTACACCCGCTCCCAGCCAGTATAATTCATTCCATGTAGACCACAGTCCCAAAGTTTTTGAGTACCTGTCTGTTATTATCAGTCCACCAGTATGACCAAGACCACTATTCGCAGTTATATAGAATTCACACACATCCTCATCACCATAGCCTGTTATAAAAAACTGGGGCACAGTGTTTCCAGCATCTACCAAGGTATACAATTCCACATTTGGTCTTGTTGCTAAACTGGATTCCCATATAAGACTTACTCCAGATTTTGCTGTGCTTGTTGTGATCCTAATTCCATCGTATCCCAGAGATATATTATCATACCCAGCATATAATATTCCAGTAGTTGCATCTATTGTGGTACGAGAATTTCCAGAATCAAGTGAGTATAACCCCGTCTTATCTATCCATATACCAGTACCAGCGTTACTGGCAGTTGGTGGATCAGCACCTATACTTATGGCTGAGCTATCCCCACTCATCTTTAATTTATTTTTAAGTAGGGCATTCCCACTTGTATCTAATTGTAATAGTGGCTCTGCACTATTATAAGATCTAATGCGTAATCCATTGGTTGGATCAACGGTAATGTTTGGTAAGTTAGTATCATACTTTCCAATAGCTACACCATACGTATCTGCTACATACCCCCAGTTTCCATTCAAGTTACCCATACGTACATGTTCTAGGTTAGTAGCACCAGTCCACGGCGTAGCACTTGTAGTTCGTACAGAGAAATAAGGTGCACCTGTACCTACAGCTTCTAGTAACAAGTACCCTTCCCCACTCACACCAAAGTTTACTATTGCCTGTCCTGCTGTGTATACGTTACCCGTACTTCCACTCTCTACTGTACAGGCATAGGTATAATATGTTGTGTTGTCTGTAACGGTAGTAACTGTAAACCATGTAGCATTAGTTCCATCTTTAATCCAGAGCACATCATTGACTGCAAACAGGGCTGCATGTCCATAGTCTGGATCTTTTACCTTTATATTCATTGAGCTTGCTGCTGCTGGTACTACACCTGTAGTTTCCAGAATAACCCCGGCAGATTGAAACACTCCCATCGTACCACTTATTGCTTGTACTTCTTGATAAGTTAGAACAGTTGTTCTTAGCTCACCCCTGATTACAGCATTATTGAACTCAGCATTACCAGCCTCACTGATACGCCAACCTTTACCTAAAAGACCACTCACAAAGTCTGAGGTTTCAATAGTACCTGTAGATAGAATCTTTATGCCTGGTGTACCATCAGAGCCTAAATAATCTGAATTGATTGTCCATCCAGCAATCGTACCAGCTGTAGCAGCAATTCCTGTAGCTGATAGTACAACTGCTCCTGCCCCGGCTACAAGTGTACCATTGGCTGCGTTGACACCGAACTGCAGCACATCATCATTGATGCCAACCAAATGGAACTCTGTATCTGTCCCATCCAGATCATAAATAAGAGCAGGGTAAGCCATACGCATACCAGTAAACCCAGTACCAGCTACTGCAGTCTTAAGAAAAGTTCCAGGATCATTTCTGTTTCCTGCCCTAAACTCCCCAGCCTGTATCATGCCAAGAGATTCAGAGATGTCAGATAGACCAGAATAAATAACAATTTGCCCAGCACTTACCAATAATCTGGTAGGCAGGTCAATGACGTACTGTCTTATATCTTCTGCTATAACAAGGATGTCTTCTATTGATGCCATACTACACTCCAAACTGTAAGATTAAGTTATCCTGTATCTCTTGAAAGACCATGTATACTTGTTCTGTATTTGTTATATCACCTTCATAAGAACCATGTGCACCACCACTACCACCCATACCAGCAGGCAGAGCAAACATTCTACGCATAGCTTCCTCGAAAAGATACTCGTCATAGATAAGAGTATCGTCTAATCCAAATACATCATAGCCCCAGAGAGCCAACTCATTTGCTTGTTCTTCATCACGGGCTGCCCTTAAGAATTGTGTGTGCGTTGGGCCTTGAACCTGTATGATAATCTTTAGAAAACGGAAGAGGAAGTCTACTACCATACCACCCAGCTCTAGCCTACCACCGTCTAATGAACTCTGGAAATCAAAATCTATCCCCGGTTGCATGTGTAAATGTTGAGTTAAGTATTGATGGACTATTCTCTCAGGTAGTGTACCGTTGACATACTCTCTCTGTACTGCTCTGGCTTCAAGTGGATCTTCTCCAACCTTGGGCCGTCTCACCCCACGCTTGTGTACAGTATGCCAGTCTGCCTCAAGGTTTATATCTTCCCATCTTACTACATCTCTCTTACGTAGAATATAATCTCGGTAGTCTGGCTGTGGAATATGAATCTTCTTACGCTTCCCGAACTTAGAAGGGTAGATAGTTGTTGGGGTAAACACAGCTTTTTTGGCCATGCTAGGCAGCCTCTACTAGATTGACTACAATTATTGATTCAATATTATTAGTCCCATCCTCAGAATTCTCATGTCGTTCCTGAGCCTGCAAGCTAACAGAACTGATGTATACATCATGTGTATCACCATAAATATCTATGAACTCAATGGGAGCTTTGGAATCTCTTAAGGTAAGCAAAGCATCTCGAAGATCTTTCGCACTTGTACTGGCTTGCTCAGTTCCATACAAATAGTTCTCTGCTACCACAATACCGAAGCTGTACCCATAGAACACATCTGGTCTCATAAGGAATCTAACAGTAAGCCCTTCCAGTATTGGAGTCTGTGTAGTAAGAGCACCAGCATTTACAAACCTTACCATTAGCACCATGTTCTTGAATTCTTGAGTAGGGGCTGGGTCTGCATCCTGTTGATTGGGAAACAGCTCTGTTATTCCATTGGCTGTTACACTTCCAAAGGTTTCAATAGTAGTTGACCCATCAACATAATAATCTACTACCAAGTATCTTGACTCTGTACTTACAGTAGATAAGTTATCTGCCTCAACCAAAACGGATGGAACAGACTTTTGTACCCTGCGAAATCCCATATCCAATCGTGGAGTTTTCAGGTAGGGTGCAGTATCTGAACTGAGGTTAGCAGCAAAGGGGGCAAGAGGGACATTCCTCCACGGAGTTTGAAGCTGCCATGTTCCTGTCCCACTACCAGATATTAGACTGTAGTATAGACCATAGTTTCCATTGTAGATTAACGGGCAGTAAATAATAACTGGCCCAGTTGAGCCAAATGAAAGGTCATTCAGCTTGTGCCATCCTACCCCATCAAATGAGAATAAAGATTGGACATCTTCTATGTATCCATTCCATGGGTTGTAAGTACTCTCATCGTTGTACCATTGAGCAAGTACATACAGGTATCCACCTGAAGCAACAGCAGCACCAAAGTATCTTATTTCTGAGTATGGGTATCTGTCACCCAGCCTGGGGGGAGTTACGTCTGTAAGCCTTGCCCCATTCCACTGGTAAAACTTTGATCCTACATTAAAATAAAGGTAGCCATTGTACACTACAACAGATCTGTAATTGAGTGAGCTGGTTTCTGATGCAAAGTCTAATACTCTCCGGGCTATGTTATCATCACCCACCACGTATACCCCATCACCCGTAAACACATAGAGATAGTTTGCATAGCTTATCATCTTGATAATCTGATAGCGTCCGCCACCTACCTTTATATGATCAGGGTCGTCAGCTTCTCGTGTATCTAAGTCATCTAGCTCTGGGTCTGTACCATAGTGTATTCTGTTTGTGCCCTCTGGGTTCGCATAAATCTTTCCATTATGAATTGCCATACATGCAATGTCAGCTGTAGTCACACCAATACCAGCATCAGTTATAGTACCAGCTGTACTCATTTTTAGTAGTCTTGCCCCCTCTGGGCAAATAAACAAGTAGTCTGCGGTAGCAAGGCAAAACTGTACATTGGCTGTAGTATAGACAGCAGACCACGTACTAGAAGTATATTTTCTTACCCCATGAGTTGCCCCATCATACCATGAGTATAAAACATTATTGAACATTACAAGACCATGCTTGAATACATTAGTAGAATCAGCTATACTTACCGGAGTACTTGCCATCATTACTGCACCCGGCTGTCGTGTATCAATATCCCCGTAGCTTCTCATGTACCCCATAGCATCTGTATGCCAGAGGAAACCATACCCATGTCGCCAGTCTGTCATGTTCAGGGGTTGATACAATAACAGCTCTGCCATGTTGACTGACCCCCCAGGAACTGAAGCTCTTGGGGAGAAGTCTGCCAAATCTTTTTCTTTGTAGGAAGTAAGGTCTACTCTGTACTTGACCCCACCCAAACTGATGTCACCTAAGTCTGTTGTCATACTACCACCCCATAGGATTCCCGTCTATGTTTAGCCCTTCAAAACTTCTGTCCTCACCTTCAAGTCTGATCTCAGTCTGGGGTGAACGGAAGGAGTGCATCTGTTTGTAGATCTCTGCCTCACGCCTGTACTGTTCTTGCAGCATACCATAGCGTTGTCGATCTACTCTGTTATCTGCTACCCTACTTCCATACAAGGAAGCCATAGCAGCTAACATGATGTACTCAGCAGGAACTACTGTCGTACCTGCATCAGTTGTAAGTTTAGATGGGACTGTTGAATAAACTAATTTCAATCTACTGCCTAACCAGCTATCTACTGGGCTGGGAAGATGCAACTTGCTCGGCCATTCTTTGGGGGTTGATCTTTGATACTTCAACCTGTACCAGTCAAGGTATTGTTCTCTGGTATCCCATAATAATATCTTGTCATTGTCATCAATATCACCCAGGTCTGCAGTAACTGTGATGGTATTCGTTCCATCATCTACTGTAACAACAGCTGCCTGCAATCCTTCTCCTGCTCCTTGATAGCAGGATATTCTCCAGTTTGTATCTACCTGTGATAAGTCTGCTGGGTCTAACACGATTGTAGTTGTAGGGGTAGCGAATGTTCCTGATACTGCAGTAGCATATATCCGTACTGCTGGTCTCTCAATGTAGAGTTCATGCAAAAGGAAAGCCGGACTGGTCAAAGTGGTTAGATCATACTCTAACTTATTCTCCTGTACTACCAGACTGGTATCTTCTATAGTATCAAAGAAAGCAGGGAAGCCTTCTTCAATAGCTTGGTTGATAGCACTGTTCATCTCAATCGCATTGAATACAGAGTGTATTTCGTAGGTATCTGCTGTTGATAAAGCTCCGGGTAAGGCATACTCAAGAGTAACAATAGATCCAGTCTGAGCAAAGTCTGTAACCTTCCTCAGTCTGTCTGTAGTACCCATGATGTATGCCCACTGCCCGTTCCAGAAATCATTTGGCTGCAGTAAGTTTACTGTATCAATAAGTTGAACAGGTGTTCCTGCTGCTGAGACCGTACCATAACCATCAGGCATACGGATAGCGAAAGGCATCATCAGCCTTACCGCCAGGTCTCTACGCAACTGTGCTCTAGTTTTGGTAGGTCTTGCCATGTTATCTCCTTATCTCTCGTCAGCCCTGAATTGATCAGCAGCTGAGCCATACTTTTTATTTATCTCTCCCCATTTCTGTGCTACTACCATGTTATCTTTGGGGGCGTTAGCATTCAATAGGGCTTTCCTCTCTGCATTTTCCATTTGCATTTTGTTCCTTGCTTTCCATTCATCAGCTACCAGCTTGGGAACTTCAGTAGGGACACCCGGCTGTAATACCCATGTCCTGTGTTTGATCTTGATTACTTCTGACTCAACTCGTTGCTGTACTACACCGTTATCATTTACCGTAACGATCCTGCCCATAGGTAGAATAATTTCCGTTGGCATACTTTTCAGCAATCCGTCAAACCTCATCTTCTCTACTGCGTTCTCTGCCATTTTTTTCTGTATGGTAGCCTGTACATGCTGGGCTTCTCTGGCTAGCAATCGTTCCCGTTCTTTGGGATCTGATATTCGTAAGTCCTCTGCCTTTTCTAGCTGTTCCTTAATGAAATCTTCTCTGTTATCATTCCACTTCTTAGCATCCTTGTCGTAGCCATCCATCCTACCACGCAGTTTACTCAGCTCTTCATTCAATTGTTCTTGCTGGCTGAGCATAGAGTTCTGCCCACGTATCAACTGCTGAAGCATGAGAGCTATCTCAATAGCCTCAGAGTTTTTAGCATTGGCAAAGTCGTCTGACAATACAGCCTGGATTACTGGATCTTCACCTTTACCGTCAAGCCTTACCTGACTGTTCAGGCGTTCCATCTGCTCCGCTGTGTTGTTCACTGATTTCTTTTTTCTTGTCGTCATCTTTCTCCTTTTCTTCTACTGCTGTTGTTCCACTATGTCCATCAAAAATATTGATCATAGTTTCTACTTCTAGTTTAGCACCATTGAGTAGGTTTAGTAAAGCTGTCTTCTCTATCATCTGTGCTTGACGCTCATTAATCAAGATGCCAATATCCATTGGCTGGTTTGGGTTCAATAGTGTAGCATTCTTTATTCCCTCAAGCTCTATCATAGCTCCATGTAAACGATTGAAATGAGCAGTTTCATCTCGTTGCTGTGTCAGTAGAATACCCTTTCTAAGTTCTAGTTGTTGTCTGAATCCAACTGAGGTATCTTCCATCCCATATAATGTACCTCGAAGCAGGTTTGCATTGAGGGGAAGTTCTATCTTTACTCCCATGCCCTCTGCTCTACCTATCCAATATTCTGCTGAGGGGCGTTGGTATTCGTACTCTGTCCCACTTGCCATCTCGAAACCATACACACCAATGGTAGTATATCCCTCTGCTAAAGCCATGGCTATCATGTAATCAAATGAAGATCTAAAATATCTACGCCCAAACATCATTACTAATTCATCCAGTGGATAACCAACAGACGAGGGGGCAAATTGGAATTTACGCTTCATGTAGATTTCAAATGGATGTTCTTGTTGCAACCACTTGAAATGGTTAGGATCGTTTGGATTCTCTGCCCGACTGAAGGATTCAAAAATGTGAATCTGAAACCATCTATCTATCTTAGGGAAGTCCTGTACGTATCCTTCGTTACAGCCCCAAAATTCATACGATGTATCATCCCAAGGTGCGAGATGACGGGTAGTTTTAGCAAAACCAATCAGACAAACTTTTTTCTCTTCCATACTTCCCTTCTTTGAACTAATAAAAGGGCAGGATAAAGATACTACCCTGCCCTATTTGATTAAGTAACCGTTACTTTAGGTTGAGACAACCGAGTAGAGCAAATAGCAATCCATTTGCCCAACAGCGAATGTCGCACCAGCGGTAACATCAATGGTCTGTGCAGCACTGTAGATCTTACCCATGCCATACACTGTGGCTAATGTAGTTGAAGATTTAGATGACCGCAGTTCGGAAGAAATTACGGTACAAATCAAATCAACAGCAGCCATGTATCCATCGACATCATCACTATCACCAACAGTAAAAGCTGCAGATGCTGTGTATGCAGTAACCACTTTTGCAAGTAAGTCATGCACCATCACATTAGCACCAACAGAGAAAATAGGAGTAGCTGCTATTTCACCAGACAGCACGACATCAAAAGCAGTTGAACCGGGGCTTCCAACAGAAACCTTGGCAACTCGCACGACATCAATCCCCACCTTCGGGGCGTAGGGATCTCCAGGAGCTGGAATTATTTTATATGTCATAGTTCACCTCACTCCGCAATTTCTTGCGTATTTGAATCGGTTTTGAATGTTGCCCAAACTCTCAGCCCACCAGTAACACCTTCACCAGGTGTAAAGTAAGCGAGAATAGCTTGAGCAGCTGTATAGTTTTTCAATAAAGTTCCACCAGTAGTAACCAATAAGCTGGACAGTTCCAGTGTTAAGAGTGCGTCTGCATCATCGGAATCTCCGATGGTCAAACCCACATCACTAGAGCCACCATCAAATGTGGTAGTAACTTCTGCACCAACCTGAAGAATCAAGGTATTGGCAGGAACTTTAAAGAGTTCTATAGCTGTGGACATTGTAGTACTTACCGCCAGTGTAGTCGAGTATGCAATACGTACAACGTCTTTCATTAGCTCCGACATCCCTTGTCCAGGGATGAACGGAGGTGGTTTCAGGATTTCAATTGCCATAGTAAGCCTCCTTTATATCAATCACTGATTAGGAATCTGAGAAGATATTGGTGTGCTTCATGCAGCGAATCCAGTCAGCATTCAAAACCTCAGGAGTCAATGTCATTTTCCAAGCCAATGAACCACGTTGGTTCAAAGGATCGGACGAACCAGCAGATCCTACTTGTTTCATAATGATCTCAACGGGTTTGATCTGTTGTCCAGTAAGAGGTTTACCATTGTCACCCTGATTATCTACATCTTTGGGTTCTTCAATACCGCTCAGACCAAGGATCGCATAGGATTCTTTGGCAATAAAGAGGGCTGAGTAAACATCTGTAGTACTTCCTACACCAACGTCTGCCCATTCATAGGCATTGGACGAAACGAAGATTTTCATACGAAGAATGCGACCAACATAGCCACTACGAATAGCAGAGTTGGGGGATTCCTGAATGAACATGTTCACGAATGTAGGATCTAAGATCAATGATGCCCATGAGTGTGGGTGCAGGATGAGGATGAAGTCTTCTCCATCTACTGGCAGAGCTGAGGAAGCCTCTAACGCAGCATACTGTTCAACAATATCCGCATAGGAAATGTTGTGAGCAGGAGCGTCAAGACTGGCTACAGCTGATTGACCAGCAGAGTAATCAATAGTTGCATAAGTATTCAGTTCATTACGAACCAGTGTGTCAGCAGAAAGACCTGCCTGTTCACCAAGAATACTTGACATTTCTGACAGAATGGGATCAATGATTTCGAGATCTGCCAGGTCAGTAAAGGACATCCAACTTCCGTAGAAAGCTGGTGTCATTGTAATCAAAGTGGGAGTTGGGGTAGCAGTTTCAGCAGGGGTCGTACCTTCAGTTAGAGCTGTGGTGTTTGCTGAGAGAGAACCGTAACGCCTAACTTCATACGTTCCACGTTTGGAAATGCGGGCTTTCATAGCCCATCTACCATGTACGTAACGTGGAATTGCACGTGTCAACAGCCTCATCTCGTAAGCTGCCTTAACCGCGTCGGAAAGAGTTGAAGTATCAATAGCCATGATTTACCTCCAAGGTTTATCGTTTGGGTTGCACCAGTGGTACTGGCGAAATTTCCTGTCTTTCAACCTTGTTGAAGTATTCATCAACAGAGCCATACTTGTCTATGACATCTGTCCAAGTCCATGACCTGGAGGTTGGAGACGGGGTATCAGTAATTGGAGACCGTTGTTGAATTGGCTGTTGGGGTTGGTTAGCTTGAGGTTGTTCGAGTACAGTACCCTGGGTTAGTTTCTTTTCATACTCAGAAACTTTAGTCTTCAATGAGTTCAGTTCGTGTGTGATACCTTCCCATCCAGACTGTACAAGTGCATCGACACCAGCGTTGGTAACCAGCTTCTCTTTCGGTACACCATTCTCAATAAAGTATTGAGCGTAGTTAGCTGAAATTTCTGCTTCTTCCTTTTCACGCTTTAGTCTTAGTGCTTCCTCTCGCCACTGTTGAGCTTGTTCTAATTCTAACTGTCGTTCAAATTGTAGCTTTTGCTCATCAGTCATTCCCGACATCTTGACTTTACGCAGTTCTTCTTCGAGTTGTCGTTGTTGTTCCTCGAACTGTTTTTTGGTTTGTGCCATCTGCTTATCATAAGTTGATTTCAACTTATTTATGTCCTGTTCACGTGCCTGTAAAGTCTTTTCCAAAACTTCCAACTTATTATCTGATCCGGCATCTGGTAATGGTTGGGTGGTCACCGACCCTGCAGCTCCACCTGTACCCTGCACTGCTTCCACAGTCTGGGGCTTTACTTCATTACTCAAATCTGCAACCTGATTTTCAATTGTCATTAGTTCTCCTATTTGTTTATTATAAAATATTTGTTCTACGCTTGTCAATAGTATTTCACTATTTCATCATCGGTAAGTTCTTGCGAGCTTCCGTTCCGAACCCTAAAAGTTTTAGGTTATCCCTGATTACTTTGGAATACTCAGGGGTCGACTCTGCTACACTATTCAAGTAGTCCAGCCCAGCCTGTGTTACCTGTCCAGTCTGTATTTGTTGAACTGCTGCCGGGTGTAGCTTTTCCAATAATTCCTGTGGCCACCATGGTGCTCTGGTTACGCCACCCTTACCCATTCCATATACTACTAAGTCCATACCTGACTGTCTACTTCTCTTACCCATTGGCAGGAAAGCATCAGCAAGGGGTGAACGTTTGTATTCATAGTAACTTGAGGAGTAACCCTTCGAGCTGGATGAGTAACCACCCGACCCCGAGTAACCCCCAGCTGAATAGTTTCCACCAGTACTACCACTGGATGTTGAACCTAATGTTCCATCAAAATCTGGGTGGTAGTAAGAAGCCCACAGTTGGTGCTCAGTTGCATACACATCTTTCAACGTATAGTACTGAGAGATCTTGTAGTACTCATCCGGGTTTTCTTTTCTGTACACTGCACGTTCAGCTGTGCTCAGATCATAGTATTCACCCATCAAATCCCAGACATCATTACCTAACTGCTTCTCTACGTCTAATCTGAACTGATCATTTTCCTTCCTTACCTGAGAGAATTCCTCTAATCTTTCTTTGGAAGCAGGAGGTATTTCAGCTTTGAGAGCAGCTAACTTTACCTTGCGTAAGAACTCTGTGTACTCATCTACATCTTTCCACAATTCAACATTGTCTCCAGCATAGTAGAACCTGTCCCATTCCTCGTCTGTACCACCCAGGGATTTGAAGGCCTTCATAAAGTTCTTGTAATCCTCACCCACGCTAGGCCCGGCACTGGCTATAATTTCGTACACATCACCAATACTCTTTTCGATTTCATTCTTACCAGATACTAGCCTGTCCTCTGGTTTGATGTAGCCAACGTTACCTACCTCAGCTGCTATCTCATCCTTTGTAAACTTGGTCTTGCCATATTCTTTCTGTATCCAGGCTATGACTTCTTCCTTAGTAGGTTCACGGTATCCAGCTTCCCAGTTCATCTTGTACAGCTGGGAGTCATACATGTTCAAACCTTTCAGTCCATCCATATAAGGTTGGAAGATAACCTGTTCCCAATATTTCCAGTGGGCATCTACAATAGTATCTTTATTCTTTTCCCATGTATCAAAACCTTCGGCGTTAGCCTGTTGTTTGATCTGTGCCATCCACACAGGAACTTCTTTCATTCTTTCATCAATCTTTACTCCACTCTCCATGATCTTATTGATGATGGAAAGCTCAAGGATCGGTACAGT